CACACGGCGCGGGTGTTGGGTGGGGGTGCGTCATGACTGACAACCCGCGCCGTGTGGAAATCTTGACGCAGTTCAAACAGCAGATCGAGGCCCCAACGTGGCCGGAAGATACCGACGCTGAAGAGGCATTGATCGGCGCAATCTTATTCCTGCCTGAGTGTCTGCCGCACATCGCCGGGTTGGTAGTGCCAGACGACTTTTATATTACGCGGTTCGGTTGGATTTTTCAGGCGATTCTCGACGTGTGGCACGGAGGGCAGCAGGTCGATTACCTCACGGTAATCGGGCGGTTGCGCGACACGGGGCGATTGGAAGAGGTGGGTGGGGGCAGCGTGATCACGAACATGATCAACCATACACCTACCATGTATCACGCCAAGAGTTACGCACAGCGCGTGCAACACGCCGCCGACCGGCGACGATTGATCGGCGTCATGGGAACTGCGGTGCGCGGGTTTGTAGACCAGGGGGCATCACTGAACGCGCTCTACAGCGAAACTATGCAAGCCTTTATTCAGGCCAAGCCGCGCAGTTTGGATGTTACGTTGACACTGGGGCGCACGGTATCGGATCGATTCCTTGCGTTACAGTCGCGTGAAGAGGGCGATGTGACGGTGTTTCCACTTCCGTTTGCGGGCTGCCAGGTGGGGTTGCCCTATCTTACGGGGGGTAAATTGTTCGGTATCGGCGGCGATGAAAAGACAGGGAAGTCGGCGCTGGCCGAAACGCTTTCGGAGCACTGGTCAAAACTGGGGTTGCGTGGGTTTTATATCCACACCGAAGAAACCCCGGATGATAAAATCAACCGTCGTTATAGCCGATGGTCCGGCATTCCGTTTATGCACCTGGAAGCCGGGAAGCTGAACGATGAAGAAAAAGAGCGCCGCGCCCGCGCGATTGAACTCACTGTTCCGTGGGAGCACAACCTGGATATGTATTACGAGAGCTTGCCAACACAGATAGGCATCATGACGTTGATGTTACGAGCCGTTCAGGTGTTTAAATGTAAATATATCGTGCTCGACAACTTTACCGATGTTCAGTTTGTAGACGTACCGCGCGGGTCTAGCAATGCAGTCGAGGCGATACGGTTGCTTCAACAACTCAACGACTTCGCGGCGAAGTACAAGGTGCTCGTCGTGGTCACAACACAGATGAGTACGCAGGACAGCGGCAAGCGTATCGCCTATGGCACCAGTGGATTCAACAAAAAAATGAGTTGGTTCTGGGATATCAACCGGAAGCCACTCAAGGAACCGCTGACGTATCATGCCGATGGACGGACGTTCAACCTTGACGAGGGGGAATTTGATCCGCGCGTTGACATTTATCAGCCCGCTGTCCGCTATGGCCGGGCGGTGAAAATTCCGATGTTCGCGGACCTTCGCCGTTACTATTGGCGCGACCGTGATGAGGTGAGGATTATCGAAACTAAGTTTCCACCCGTTGATTTGCCTGTTCTTTTACGGCCACCAGGCAGTACATTGATGCTCAAGCCAGGCGCAACAGAAGGCGCGTTCACCGTGGATACGTTGCGACCAGCAAAAGATGATGAAGTTTTCAGAGGTTCCAAAGATGACTAACGCTTTTGCTCACCTATCGGACGACGCGCTGGCCCGCGAGGTCGCGCACTGGGCCGCTGAGCTGCGGCGGCTGGATACCGACGATGCCCGTCTGCGCGGACGCTGGCATGAGGCCGACGTGCTCCGCGACGTGTGCCGCCGACTCACGCACGAGCGCCTGAACGCCATCGAAGCCGAGCAGCGCGCCCGGCAGCAGCCGGTAGAGGTCGCGGGCGAGCCAGCGGGGGTGGGGGCGTGACATTATCTGAGGGAGGGCGTCATGAGTTTTCTGTTGGATCGCTGTTTACAGGTATCGCCGGACTTGACCTTGCCGCTCAGTGGGCAGGATTTAGTGTCGCGTGGCAGTCCGATATCAATGTATGGGCGCTTGGGCACTGCGCGCGCAACTTCCCCGGTGCCCGCCAACACTGCATCGATGTGCGCGACCTGCGAGGACACGACCTTGAGCCAGTTGACGTTGTTTGCGGAGGACCACCCTGTCAGCCGTTCAGCGATGCCGGGAACAAACGAGGCAAGGCAGATGACCGCTACCTCTGGCCGGAAATGTATCGCGTCATTCGAGAGCTTGACCCGCAACCCCGCGCCGTTGTTTTTGAGAATGTGCCTGGAATCCGCAATATGGTTCTCAGAGAAATACTTACTGACCTGGAGTCCGCGGGCTACAGCCAACAATTCTGCTTTCGAGTTCCACTTGCGGCTCTCGGAGCTACCAACATCCGGTATCGAATATTCGTCGTGGCCTACACCGAGATCGCAGGAACGCCAGCAGCAGAACAGCGCGGATTCTGGGATGGCACTGAGCAAGGCGTTTCGACAGGAACCGTGGCCGACTCCGCAGACGCGCGACTTTCGACATGGCAGCAGTCCCGATTCGGATCGGATGCAACGCAAGGCAGCGCAGGGGTGGTCAGAAAATCTGAACGATGCGGTGTTGCCCTGGGCAACACCGACGGCCAGCGCCGCCAAGGGATCGGGGCCTTATGGGAGCAAGTCGCATCAACACGACACATTGAAGGGAAACCTGAAAGCTCAAGTCATAATGGCGGATTCGAGTGGGCAACTCAACCCCGGCTGGGAATTGCAGCTGATGGGCTTCCCGCCTGGGTGGTTGAACCTCACTGGCCCGCCTGGCGAGGACAGCCCCAGCACGACTGGGAACAGTCCCGCACCGTCACCGGAAACACCGTAGAGGATCGCGCCAAGCAAGTCGAGGCCATTGGCAACGCGGTGTCACCGGTACACGCTTATCCACTGTGGATTGCGCTGCGGTATGCGCTTGGGGAGCAGGCGGTGACCGCATGAAAGCAGCAAACAACGCGATCCGGCAACACCCGGACGACATCGAAGCGCAGTCAACTGCGCTGATGGCCCTTGGGTTTAGCGACAACCTGACGGCGCATCTCGTGGCGGGTGATTTCATGGGCCGCCGGGGATATGCTGACTTTGAGCTGAGCAACAACCGCGCGAACATCCGGCGCATGAAGGCGCGCGTGGCGGAATTGATCGCGGCGCGTGAGAAACTCACGGTAGGCTTGGCACAACCATCCCCCGCGCTGGACGTGGTACTGCCGGAAGGCGTGAGTATGGAAGAGAACACCGACGATAACCGACTGCGGTTGTATTTTCCAGGCAAGCCTGATGAGGCCACGCGCACGCTGTTAAGATCCAACGGGTGGCGGTGGTCGTCGAGCGCAGGGGCATGGCAGCGCCAGCTAACGGATAACGCGCGGGCGAACGTCCATTACATCGCGGATCGGCTGGCGGAGGGCGGGTTATGACTGATCAATACGGACAAACTATCGTATCACGACTGGAGGCGGCGCTTGAAGTGCTCGAAGAGGCCAGTCATCATGCAAGCCGGTTGCAATTCACGTGGGGGCAAACGCACCCTGAACCCCTACCCAGTGATCTCATGGATGTGTTTGGCGCTATACTGCGCGCTGAGCGGATATGCAAAGAGGTGCTGGAAAAGCACAAGGGGGCGGCGCATGACTAACGACTTGCTGACACGGTTGAAGGCAATCTTCGCACTCCATAGAGCCGTAGAAGGTGAAGAATCATTTGCGCTGACTACCCACGCGCCAGACTTGATAGCGATCACGTGGCCTGAATTGATCGAGGCGGCGGAGCGCGCCGAAGTGCTCGAAGGGGCGTTCAAGGATATTGCAGAAAACCGCTGGAACTATTGGCCCCCACGAAAAGGCGAGGTTCACTGCAAGTGGTGCGGACTGCGAACGTGGGCCAGTGATATAGATAAAGACGAGAAACACGAAGCTACGTGTCCAGTTATTCTAGCCCGTGATCTTTTGAATGAACACGAAGGGAGAAGCAACACACCATGACTAACACTTGCGAGAAGTGTAGCAAAGTCCTGCAATCGTTTGAAATCTTCGGCAAGCCCGGACAAACGTTGTGTTTTGCCTGCGACCAGCGATGGAATAATCCGCCTAAGTTGCTGCTTGCTGAATCCACCGTATGGACCTGCACATCATGTGGCGCGTGGGCTGGGCGGTTTCCTGATTTCATGGGAGATGATGGATTCTGGCAGTGCGGCAAATGCGGGAATACGTCTGTTAATCAGCGCGAGGGGCGTCCCTATGGCCCAAAGTGCAAGGACTGGGACTGGATCGAACGAGAATTCAATGACATGATAAGTGTTCTAGGGGTGAAATTTATCGAGGATGTCAAGACTGATCCGCCGATGGAAGATGATGAGTGCGATGACGAGTGGTATCCGCTTGAGATTTTGGTGCCATTGCCATGACTAACTTCAGTGTAGTGGGACGGACACTTTCATATGGGATGAGCCGAGAAACATTGCGTCAGCATATTGAACGTGACGAGTTTCTAGTACGCTTGCGCGTTTGCGGTATTTCAGAAGACAGCGCGCTCATTCTTTTCGAGGAAATCAAGCAAGCGTGTTATCGGGGCGTTTATCTTAACTCTGCCCTCGCAACATCCTTGATGGATCGCGTTCGAGACATGGCGGCGCGCGGGGATAGTGTGGCACAGATGATCGAATGGATTCGGGCATGTCCACCTGAGTTAGAGTGGCAGTGGAAGGCTGAATGCATAGTACCGAGCGCCTACCCTGGCGGGCCTGGAAGGATATACACGCGATGACTGACACCTACCTGATGGACGACTTCTACCCCGGTTGTCCCGTCACCACGCGGGACAAGGCGCTTCGTATCGCGCGCTTCTGGTGCTGGTCCGGTGTCGCGCCGTATCAGTATCGCGCGTGGGTGGTCTTCTGGGACTCACGCGGGTGCAGGCCGCGCGTCAAGTTGTTCGACGTGGCAGAGCTGCGCTTGAGCGGTGAGAGCGCCGAGCCGCCGGAGATGCCGGCGTGGGCGCAAGGGAATGGGGTGAGGGAATGAGTGACATACAACGTGGCGATGCGCGCCAGATCGAGTTATCACTGGCGAACGAAAGCATTGACCTCATTTTTACCGACCCGCCATACTCGCGCGAATATCTCGAGCTGTACGGATGGCTGGCGGAGACAGGCGCACGAGTGCTGAAGCCTGGCGGGTTTGTGCTGGCGATGGCGGGCGGCCTGTATAGCGACCAGATACTAGCCATGATGAGCCAGCACTTAACCTACTATTGGACATTCCACGTCACGCTGACGGGTTCTCAGACAGGGAAGGTTCATCCCGGTGGCAACCCCAAGCCGATCATCACGCGCGTGAAACCTATTTATGCGTTTGTCAAGGGTTGGGGTAGTCCTCGCACGGTGGTGTATGACCCATTCGCTGGCGACGGTAATGACAAACGATTTCATCACTGGGGGCAGGACATGCAAAGCGCCCGGTATTATGTGGACTGCTTCAGCCATCCCGGTGACGTGGTGCTCGATCCATTTTGCGGCGGTGGCACCACGCCCGTCGTGTGCCAGGCGTTGGGGCGGCAGTACATCGCGTGGGACCAGGACGCGGCGGCAATCGAAACAACACGCGGGCGGTTGCGTAATCCGTTTTACGCGTCTCGCCTTGGAGAGCAGACAGTGATGGAGTTCGCCAAATGATCACCTACAAAACATCGCCTGACCGCGTCCACTGGCAGCCCGCGCCGTGGGCCGCGTTCGAAGAGTGGGAGGGGGGCGCGCGTATCGTCGCGCTGCGGGGCGCGTGCCCAGATTCATTGCGCCAGGCCGCGTCACTGTGGCTGGTGGACGGGCGCAACTACCAGGCGGAGCGCATCGAGACAGCGGGCGATACCGTGCGCGTGTACGTGCGAGAGGTGGGGCCGGACGTTGCCGAGGTGGGGGCGTGAAAGACAGCGCCGAGTTGCGTGAACTCGTGTACTTCACATGTTATCCTGCGGACAGGTTCACGGACGCTGAAATCGTGCTTATGGCTCGGTTGGCATTGCACGATCAACGTCCAGCGGTGAAAGTGAGAGCGACCGAGATGTTCAAGGCGGCGATGCTTGGCTTATGGCATGACGATCCTATACGGTATAACCGTGTTGGGCTATTGGCACTTAAGGCTTTCTGAATTAATTGCGAGAACCATAATTCGCATAAGCGACGTTTTAAACACCCCCCTGCCCCAATTGTATGTGTTTTTGGAAAGGGTTACGCGCGGGTGTTAATGTACGGGAGAGTTAACGTCCACATTGCAACGGCGTGCGCATAGACAGTTGATCGGGGTAGGTGGCGTTTTGTATTTCCAGGCAAAATGGGTTATACTTTGGTTGCTGCGTTATTTCATCATCGGGAAACAAAAGGGCTTCAAGCGCCCTGTTGTATTGGTGTCTACTTGATGGTGAGACGCAGCAACCAATACAGCTGGGCACTTGGAGCCTTTTGTGTTTGGAGTCAATCATGCCACAATTCGAAACAGTATGGCAGCGGGGGCATCAGAGATATGTTGACATAAAGATTGCGGAAACGCCCAAGTACGCGATTGCACTAGCCAGGGTATTGAAGTGGCTGAATGAGGGCAAATACAATGAGGAATATGTAAATTCCCTCGTGCAGACCGCATCTAAAAGTTACGATCTTTACGACGCCGCAATTTTTTTGCGAATGCACACGGCGATGGTAAAGGGCGATATAATTTTCACGACGATTCATTTTGGCGAAACTCCTTGTGCAGACAGAGCTATAACTGAGAACATCCGCAAACTTGCCAAGTTGTCCGATACTCGTTTTTTCAGCGTGGATAAAAAAGGGAAACGGAGAGAGGAAGAATTACACATTGAAGCCACATTTGAGGGAGGATCGCAGAGTGACTATGATGGTGTATTGAGTTGGAACGGTCCTCTTGAATTAGGGACAACGAAGGGGGCAGCGTGTATAGTTGCCGACGGTTTTATGCCGCTTGAAGTTGGCTATACCTACGCTGAACGTACTTTCGGGCATTTGGCTAATGAACGAAGCTTAGCGCGATGGCCTTATGGAAGTGAAAAGATATGGTTGTTTCAGGTGGTCAATAACGATCTGTGGAATGTCCGATTCAAAACGATAGAGAAGATGGCCTTTCCTGAGCCTGAGCCTGAGAACGAGGGCATTGTCGAGATTGAGCAAAAGCCAGTATATGCGCAACTTCCCATGTTCTTAAACTTGTAGTCTATGGCGGGGATCGCCCCGCCCCGATGGAGGAGTGAATGATGATCAAGAATATGAAGTTCAACATGCTATACCGCGCGAATCACTTTCAGCGCGTGACTGTTTCTCTATTCTGGCGCGATCTGGCGTGGCGCTTGCCGCATAGGTTGGTTATGTGGTGCGCCTATCGCGTGTTTGCGCACGCCACTACTGGCGAGTACGGCAACTCGTATCCCGGCGATCTCACGGTAATGGAAGCTATGCGACGCTGGGATGAAATTGTTAATTCCCACCGCCCCGATGGAGGGAATGATGGCAACGGACTTGAAGGTCGTAACGAAAAACCCACGCGCGCTAGATGGGATCGTTCAACAATTTGGTGCGGCGGTGAAGGAATATCACGGTCTCGCAGGCCAGTACGATCAGGTTGAACCTGACACGTATCTCGTGCGGTGTTTCGGTGATCCTGGGTTTGTCGAATTCATGATTGAGCATCAGGGATATGGGCATGTAATCGGGCGGACGCTAGTAGACCCTGCCCAGCAGGAGGCCCCCCCCGACGAACATTGATGTCTGGATTATACCGAAGACCAAAACGGTGCTGGTGACCGACGATCCCGGCGTGCCGATTGCTGCTTGCGTCATCGGTGACGAACCGCGCGAAAACGCGGGCAGCGTCAAGCACTTCGGTGACGTGAATGACGCGATGTACTACGCTGAACGAGAGCGCGATGAACGCGGGTATACGCTCCAAGAAACGTGGCGCTTCGCACCGTGGGCCGATCCGTACTACGTTGGATATGTTGACCAGGAGGTCGCCGCCGATGGCGCGTAAATGGGGAGACCTCGTGTTTAGAGGTGAGCACGTTTATCGCCGCCCGCCGTGGTGCCCGCTATTCGTGTTTTTGCTGCTGCGGCGTTGGTTTGAGATATGATGACTAGCCCCCCAGCCGCGCGTGTGGAAGTCGGGCGAAGTGATCGAGGTGGTGCTGCCATGATTTATACCGTTGGGCATAGAGACAATTACCTTAGGGCCATTGCCGAATCACAGGATGGATATATCGAAAAAACGGGGCGGCAATCCGGGTATAATGGGGGCTGTGCATTCCGCACAATTGAGGATGCACGTCGTGCGCTTGACGAATTCAATCAGCCATCCTGGTGTGTATGGGGTCTGGACGCAAAATGGAATTGGGATACTGAACCAAGTTTATCTGGGGCATGGTGGCACGATTTGTTGGTTACCAGTCGAATTGTGCCCATTCCGCAAGAACTGGAAAACAGTAATGATAGCTCAGCGCATCATCAACCAAGGAGATGTGAGATGAAGAAAATACCATCGTTGTTCAAGCGCGACTATGAAGGCACCCGCCAAGTCTATGACGAACTGGTGGACGGAACGGAATGGGTGCAGGCCGGTGAGGGAATAGCGACCGAGAAGGTGGATGGAACTTGCTGTCTTGTCAGGAATGGAAAATTGTACAAGCGGTATGACGCCAAACACGGCAAAAATCCACCAGCGGAGTGGGAACCTGCCGAAGACGAACCTGATGAAAACACAGGTCATTGGCCGGGGTGGCTTCCGGTGGGAGAAGGTCCCGAAGATAAGTGGCACCGGGAGGCGTTTGGTTCGACGCCGATATTTTATAATGGAACGTATGAATTGATTGGGCCAAAAGTTCAGGACAATCCATACGACTTGGCCCAACATCACCTCGTGGAGCATGGCAGCATTGTGATAGATAACGTGCCGCGCACCTTTGAGGCGTTACGCGACTGGTTATTTGACAATGATGCTATTGAGGGCATTGTATGGCATCATCCCGATGGTCGAATGGTGAAGATCAAGCGGCGCGATTTTGGGCTGCCGTGGCCTGTCAAACATGCGAAATAACAGCGCTCTGCCCCTCACCCCGCTACTATCTGGGGATCGCGGCGTGGGCGTGGTGTCCAAGCGCCCGATCCCCATCGTGGGCGGCGTCATTCCGCTTGGCACGCTGGGCATCGTGGTGTTCGTGCATAACGCCGTGTGTCGCGTGCAATTCGTGGGATTCTGTTCAACGTCCAACGTCGATGTGTCCGCGCTGCGCGTGGTGGCGCGGTGATGGCATATAGGAGGCATGAAATGAACTTGCCGGAATATTTACGCCATTCGCGCGAACGGCGTGGGTATACGCTCAATGACTTGGCGGAGATGACCAAGATATCCGTGTCGTTTCTGTCCGACCTGGAACATGCCGTTCCGATCCGTCGTTAGACAGTTTACAGCGCATCGCCAACGCCTACGGGATGGGTGCAGGTGATCTCCTGATCGAAGCTGGGTATACGGTGCAGCATCACATCACGGAAGAACGCCGTGCCCAAGTCAAATGGTACGCTGAGCGGGCGCTTGAATTGGCGCAGCAGCAATTATGGGAAATGGGACCGTGGCCGCTGCACGTGGGCGGAGAAGTGCAGGAATTGTGATGGCACATAGTGCCGCTGGCACTAAGGAGAGTGAACGGTGAGTATTCGACCAGACCTTGACGCAACTGACGTGAGGCGGTGCCCAAATTGTAGAGGGCTGAAACTGGTATGGGTTATGCCCACTGGCGACCCTGATCGCCCCTTCTTCTATTTCGACGACGGAGGATGGGACCGGGGAATGTGGGCCACAGATGATGATATGGCACCATGCCCTGTTTGTAATGGCAGCGGGGGCGTGTTTCCTGCGCCGCCTGGAACCGTGATACCAGCGCCAGAACCAGCGCCCCAGTTCTGGGTACTGCTGGCGGCGGAGGTGCCCACTGATCCCAATAACTGAACGCATCTCCGGCGCGGACCGGTGGCGCATGGCCCAGCGCGTACACGCCCTCGACGGCACGCGGTGGAGTGACATCGCTCTCGATCTCTGTGTCTCGTGCTTTGGCGGGACGTACACACCGACCGAGGGCCAGGTCAAAGCGGCGCGGCGCGATTACGCCCGGCTCCGCGAGGTGCACGGAAACGGGAGCGCGGCCAGTCCGAAGACCAGCCGCGCGGGTGTCGAAGCGGGTGCAACGACGAGACGAGTATCGCCTGTTTCGAGCGGCGCGTCAACCTTTGATAGTGTTGAGGATGGAATAAGCGACGATGTAGCCTGGACGCCTGCGCCCGACTTCGTGAGTGCGGACAGTCGCCGTGATGCGCTGCGCCAGTATCTTGGTACGACGTGGGCGGCGCAGCGGGTGTATGTGTTGGCTCCGGCGAAAACGCGCACGGTGGCCGCTGTGGGGGATTGGCACGGCAACATTGACCCTGCTATTCTGGCGGCGTTGATCGAGGCTCAGGCGGATGTGTACGTAATCGGCGGTGACACCTATGATCAGGCGTATGCTAGTTCGTGGGCACCTTCCACACCGGGGGAAGCGGTGCGTGCCCACGAACAGGGGTTTCGGCAGGAGAGCGCCAACAATCGCGCGACGTTGGAAACACTGCTGGATAACACAGCAGGCGTGGTGCGCGTGTTCCTTGGCAACCATGATATCAGGGCGTGGCGGGCGGCCTATGATGCGCTGCCAGCGTGGGTATTGTTTCACTGGGCTGATCCGTTTCAAATGCTGCTGGATGGATTGGGGGAACGGGCGGCAATGGTTGGTCACGAGGTGCGCTGGCACTTCCCCGATGGGCACGTACAAAATACGGGCCATGATGATGAGTTTGTCTACGTGTGTGGTGACGTGCTTTTTTCGCACATGAATTTTACCGGGGGCGCGACCGAAACGGGGGTGTCGAAAATATGGCGGCACTGGTTCCCGGAATGGTCGCGCCCGCTCAACCTGACTCACGTTCGAGTGATCGTGCACTTTCACGTCCACCAGCGCAATTTACACAGTCGAGCTGGAGGCCACATGCTGCTGGTGGAGCCGGGCATGGGCGGAAGCATCACAGCGGAGGCATACAAGACGGGGTACAATGGTAAATGGCGGCCCGGCGTGCAGGGGTTCGTCGTGCTGCGCCAATACAAGGACGGCGATGATTGGCGCACGGACTTGGGCAGCGTCGAAATGATAGCGCCGCGCGTGGCGGCGGGAAAATGACACTCGCGCCGCACCTCGCCCGCTTGACAATCTAACCATTAACGCCTATACTTGTCCTTAACGGATAGTGGTAGGCGTTTTTGTCCCTCTCCTCCTGGTTAGGGGGCGCGACACCCTCTACGCGCCCCCGCAGTGAAACCGTTGGGGCGGCCCGCTATAAAATCGGCTCCTGAGTGCTCCTTGCGGGCGGCGGGCACTCGAACGATGCGTATCTCCGTGCTGCGGCACGGTGAGAAGTGACGGGCTTTCCCGTCCAGGCGGCAATGGACCGCTACGGCTGGCGGGGCTGGCCGATAACAGCCCCCAGCAGTTGCAGACTACCGGGCGCAGATAGGCGACGGTATTTTGTGCTATGTGCGATAGGTGAGTATGGCGAAAGCCTATGACGGTGACAGGTGAAACAAAAACCCCATGACGGTGAGGTGTGATGCAAAAACGCGGCGCGGCACGCCATGTCAACAGCCCGCCGGGTGGGGAACCAAACACGTCGGGGAAGGGCGCTGTAAATTGCACGGGGGTGCAAGTCCGCGCGGAGTTGAGTCCGCTAACTTCAAAACAGGGTTGTATGCTCAATATCTCCCCAGCAAGATCAACGACAAGGCGCGGGTGTTTCTGGAAGCCGATCCGCTCGAATTGGTGTCGGAAATGGCACTCTTGCGCGCCTTGTTGGCCGAATATGCTAGCCGTTTGCAAGACTTACCTATCACCGCCCTTGACATTCAGCTTATGGCTGATCTTGCGGAACGCGTGGGGAGGTTCTCTGAGCGCATTAATAAAATGCGGAATGACACGGCCCTCACTGGCGCTGAAATGGTATATTTGGCGGCCCGCGTGGCCGATGTTGTGGTGAAATATATTGACGACCCAGATGAGCAGCGGCGTTTTGTCACAGAACTCTTGGGCCCAATTCCGAACGATGGTGTTGGGCAATTTGGACGCCAAAACAAGCAGGACGTTATCACGCTTTCCGGGTGATGACTTCGCCGCTTTCTGCCCGCAGCGTCTTGTCGTGCAAAACAAGGACGGCGCGCTTGCACCTTTACAACTGAATACCGTACAGCAGGCGCTTACCGGAGCACTCACCGGGCGCGACCTCGTGCTCAAGGCGCGGCACGTGGGTATCAGCACGGCGTTACAAGCCACGCTGTTTTGGCATACGCAGCGCGGCAACGTGCGGACGCTGACCCTCTGTCACGAGGACGACTTGACGCAGGAAATCCGGGCGATGGTGGACAGGTTCTACAACAACCTGCCGGACCATTCGCCCGTGCGTAAGTTCGCCAACGCCACGTTGACCACCTACCCGGAGCTAAATAGCCAAGCGCGTATCGCCACGGTGGGAGGCACGACGGGCAGCAAAAAGGGTCGCGGCGGCAGTGTGACGCATATCCACGGGTCTGAGGTCGCCTTCTGGCCGGATGCCGCCGGGGTCATGGCGGCGGCCATGCAGGCTGGACACCCGGCGATCTATTTGGAAAGCACGCCCAACGGCGCGCAGGGGTATTTTTACACGCTGGTCATGGAAGCACTAGACGGCAACAGCGACTGGACGTTACACTTTTTCCCGTGGTGGATGGAGACAGATTACACGCTGCCCCTCACCGACGGCGAGCCGCTTACACTGACGGACGAAGAGCAGGCGTTATGTGCGGCGCATGGCTTGACGCAGGAACAGATCAACTGGCGGCGGGCGAAACAGCGGGAACTCAAGCACCTGTTTATCCAGGAGTATCCCGAAGACCCGTTGTCGTGTTTCCTGCTGTCGGGGACGGGCTATTTTGGCGACCTGTCCAGCGTGTTTGTCGCGCCCACCGGGGCGGCTTATGACCCGGACCACCGGTATTATTGCGGGTTGGACTGGGGCCAGGCCAACGACTTCACCGCCGCGAGTGTGATCGACAAAACCGCGCTGGTGGAAGTAGAGGTGCTGCGGCTGAACAAATTACCGTGGTCGGAGATACGGCGTCAGGTGCGATTGTTGTGCGACCGCTGGCACTGCGAAACCATCACGCCGGAAACGAATAGCATGGGGCCGAACATCGAAGAACTCTACCGGGAATTTGAAGTTGGGGAATGCGAGACGACCATCATCCCATTCACAACGACCAACAATACGAAGTATGACGCGGCGGTGAATTTGTATGAGGCGCTGCACGAGGGTGGGTTGAAACTACTGCCGGACTCAGTGAGCAAGCGGGAACTCCTGGCCTTTCAGGCATCACAAACCTCGACGGGCCTCTGGCGCTTGGCGGCGGCAGAGGGGGAGCACGACGATACGGCGATCGCCAAACTGCTGGCGTGGGTAGGCACAACACGCGGAAGGGGATTTGTCTAATGCGCAAAGGGCTATTGGTGGGTTTGGGGTTGGCCTTGGTTATTGGCGTGTTGTGTTACCCGGTCTCGGCGGCCACTTACGATATCGCACCGGTTCAGGTGCAACTGCGCAGCGGGGCGGAGATTGCGGGCTATGACTGTTACCCGGCACGCACGGCGCCGCTGGAAGGCGATACTTTCGCCCTCGTTACGCTCAACACGTCCAAAGGTGCGGCGTTCTACGAATGCACCTTAACAACACTTACCCTACTGGATATGCCTCATGACTGATGTAAGCCTGCGGTCACGGCTGCACGCGGCCAGGGTCGCCTGGACGGTAGGACGCCCACCGGTCCCCGCGCGGACGATGGAGACCTCGGCCCGGCGCGAGCCGATGATGATGTGGCCGTCGCGGGTCATGGACCAACCGCAGTGGAATATGGTGGACCTGCAATCGTATATCGATAGCGGCTTCAACCTCAACTCGGTGATTTACAGCGCGATCATGTACAAGGCGCGGGCGGTGGCCTCGGCTCCCCTGATGTCCTATCAGGGCGAAATGGACGAAGCCGAGGCGCTGGACCGCAGTCACCCGCTGGCGCAGGTGTTGGTGCGCCCCAACCCGTTCCAATCAGCCATCGAATTCCAGCAGATCAACACCGTGTATTTCAACCTGGCGGGGAATGCGTACATCTACTTTGCACGTGAGCGGGCGGGGGACGTGCCATACGCCATGTACACCCTGCGGCCCGACCGGGTGAAGATCATCCCGACGAAAGACGCCCAGAAGCCGGTGCTGGGGTTTGTGTACGTGCCAGAGGGGTTGTCACTGCGTGACGGCTACCCCATGCTGCCCGAAGACGTGATGCACGTAAAACTGCCCAACCCCGGCGATCCGCTCAATGGGGCGGGGTATGGGCTGTCGCCCCTGGCCCCGCTGGCGCAGTCGGCCAATGTTGACAACGACATCACGCGCTTTTTGAAAGTGTTCTTCCAGAAGGGCGCGATGTTCCAACACGTGATCACGTTTGATCGCCCGATGGGGGACAAAGACATGGCGGCGGCGCGCGACCGGTTTGAGCAGATTTATGGCGGCGTCGAAAACTGGGCCAAAGCGATGGTAATGGATAGCGGTGGTAAGGTGTCGCGGGTGTCACCCACCTTCGAGGAAATGGGCTTTGAAACGGTAGACGAACGCAACGAGGCGCGTATTTTAGGCCCGTTCGGTGTGCCGCCGATTCTTATTGGGACACGCCTGGGCCTGATGCGCAGCACGTACAGCAATTACGAAACGGCGCGCACGGCGTTTTGGGAAGACACGCTGCTGCCTGAATTACGGTTATTTGAGAATGAGTACCAACACTTTTTGGGCGATGATGATCTATTCGTGCGGTACGACGTGTCGTCCGTACCCGCGCTGCGGCGTGATATCGTAGCGCAGACGGGGGCGGCGCTGAACCTCATTCAAGGCGGCGTGCCGGTTCGGCAAGCTTTGGCGGCGGTCGGACTGGAAGTTGAAGACTTTGAGGGCGAAACGGCTGAAACAGATGCGCCAGCCTCAACGACCACAACCGACGAGATACCGGTCAACGTCGAAACCACGCAGGGCCTCAACGGTATTCAGGTGCAATCGGCATTGCTGGTCTTGGAACAAATGCGGGCGGGCACGCTAACCAGCGCGGCGGCCATTGAGTTCCTGGTCGCGTTGGGTATTGAACGCAGCAGCGCGGCGGTGATCACGTCGGGTGTGCCCGATACGCCCGCCGCTGAATCTGCGGAGATGGAGGCGGAGATAGAACCGCCAACACCTCCCACCCTGCCCGATGTTGACCAGAGTGGACAGAAGGCGCGCAAGGCGTATGATCCGTATGCCATGCAACGCAAAATGGACACCCTCGCCGTGTCCAACGAAACACGGTTCGGCGATAGGGCCGCCAAAGTCTTCGACGCCGAAGCGCGGGAATTGGACGCCATGATCGACGAGGTTCAGCGCGAATCCCGGCGGCGTAAGGGCAGTTTCCAGTGGCGACTGCTGCAAGGTATGATCGAGGATTGGTACAAAACGAATCAGCCGGAAGTCTGGCGTGAGGCGTTTGTGCCCCTGATTGAAGGCGTCATGATCGACGCGGGGCAGGAATGGGCTGCCGCGTTGGGTGTGCAGTGGAACGTGCGGAATATCCAGGGCGAAGCGTGGTTTCAAAACTACACGCTGAAATTTGCGCAGCCGATCACCGACACCAGCAGCGCGGTCGTCAAGGACGTGATCGCCCAAGCCATGTCGGAAGGATGGTCGATCCCGCAGATGCAAGAACGGCTGGGGCTGGTCTTCCAACAGTGGGCCGAGGGCAACCTGTCACCGGATGATTTCGAGTGGATGCAGGCGCGGTTGCCGAATTACCGCCGTGAAGCCATCGCGCGGACAGAAACGATCCGCGCCTCGAATGCTGGTACTCACGAACTGGGCAAACAGTGGGGGGTCAAATTCAAGGGCTGGCTGTCGTCCGGCAACGATGGCCGGACACGCGACTCCCACATTGAAGCGGGTGACACGTATGGGCCGGGCGGTGAGCATATCCCGCTGGACGACTCGTTTATGGTGGGTGGCGTGGCGATGTTGTATCCCGGCGACCCCAGTGCTCCGCCTGATGAAACCGTTAACTGTCGCTGCACTCAGTTACTCTACACTGAGTAGTGGAGGTCATTATGTACGAGGTCTACCGGTTGGGGAACGGACGGCGTGATTTAGTCGATAAGGCGCGCGATTACGAGACGGCCCGCCAGCGCGCGATTGAGGCCAGCGCCTTTCAGCGCGCGTTGTTCATTGTGGTCCGCGAGGGCTTTGGCGACCCGCTGTATTATGCGTATGACGGTGTGGGCGGGGATCAGGCGACCGTGTTGCCACGCGTTCACATTGCCCCGGCGGAGTCCGTCGCGGGGCAGGATGACCCGCCGCGTGGTCGCCGCAAGGGACCGAGCGAGACGAAAGCGCGGATTACGCCCCAGCGGGAATACAAGATCGGTCCTGCTTACGTGGTAGAGTGCAAGGCCGTTGATGACGGCAAGCTGGGCATCGTTGAGGCAGTCGTGAGTGTGTATGGCGTGTTAGATGACGGCAGAGATATCATCTCCAATTCGTTTTTTGCTAAGTCGTTGTCTGAACACGGACACCGCGTGCGCGTACTCAATAGTCACAGCCTCAAAGACGGTGTGCTTGAGGTGATAGGGAAGCCACTCTTGATGCGAGAGGTTGGGCGGGAAGAATTGCCATCTGAAGTACTGAACCGGTATCCAGAAGCTACCGGCGGCTTTTTGACTACAACTCAATTCATGTTGAGTGATGCGCGTAGCAAGGCGGTTTATGATCGACTAGACGCAGGCTGGATTAACGAATGGTCTATAGGCTTTGATGATTTGCAGTCTGAGAAGTCCCGGCTGGTTCGGCGCACTTATAACGGAACACAATGGCGTTATGACCGAGCGTCAATGGAAGACCCGCCCGAATCCCTGGTTACTGACGACTCCGGTAGACCTATTGTGGCGCGACTACTACGCCAAGGACGACTCTGGGAATACTCTCCCACAGTCTGGGGAATGAATCCGGCCACAAGTACAGTAAGCGTTAAGGATATAGGCGGAGAAAGCACCGAAACCGACGCTCTATCAGATGACGACATAGCGCAGGACGCAGATACAACCGCTCTTGACGTAGAGCAGGACCCCGATCCCATCGATACCAAAGTGGGGCGCGTCCTGAGCAGCGTTAATTTTACTCGTATTCAACAAGCGTATACCCTGCTGAACGAGGTCATGCAGTCGGCAGGGTTGCTTGACGAAGAGGCGGCAGACGATACAGCCGCCCGGCATGGCGAATTGCAACACACCAGCGGCGACGGGCCGCACGAAGGTCTGACACCCATCTCGGACGAGTCGGCCACTCCGACCGAGACCGGGCCGCAGGCGAACGAAGCACCCGACACCAAGCGAGCCGATTTGCTGCGAACAATTGAGCAGCGACTAGCTGAAGTGGAGGAACAATGACCACGAAGGAAAAAGTCGAGCGCTATAAGGCACTCTACGCCCAGGCCAGAACTCTGGTCGAGGGCGGGGATGTCGAAAACGCCGAAAAAATGTTGAAAGAAGCCGATGACCTTAAGGCGTCTGCCGCGCGTGAGCTTGACATCCTCAAACGCGCTACGGACGGCGAAACGGATGTCACCGGTCTGGAACAGAAGAGCGCCCCGCGCCCGCAGGCAGAGCCGGAGCGAAAGACGAAGTTTGACAACTACGACGAATGGGCCAACAGCATGGCGCGTTTCCTGACCAAACAGCAGCCCGATCACCGTCTGAAACTGTGGAATGACGTGGGTGATAATCCGATCCCGCTCTTCAACGAACAGAAACAGATGGTTGAAAACGTGGGCGCGTCCGGTGGCTTCCTGGTGCCGGTGGAACAGAGTAACGAGATCATGGCGATTGTCGCCGAACTCGCCATCGTGCGCCCGCGCGCGACCGTCATTCGCATGGTGCGCCGTCAGTATTCCCGCCCCGTGTTGGACCAGACCGGTACCACGGCTGGTCGCCCGCACTGGTTCGGCGGCATGGTGTTCTACTGGGGCGAAGAAGCCGCTGAGAAGACCATCACAACCGCCAGTTGGCGCGAAGTGAATCTGGTTGCCAAGAAACTCTATGGCTATACGCGCGCCAGTGATGAACTGGTAGACGATGCGATCATCAGCCTGAGCGATTACCTGCAAGGCCCCACGGGCATGGCGGGCGGTATCGCCTGGAATGAAGACTATGCGTTCCTGCAAGGCAATGGCGCGGGGCAGCCGCTTGGCGTGATCAACGCTGGGGCAACCATCACCATCAATCGCCAACAGGCGGGGCCGGGTGTTGATCCCGTCACCTATCACGACCTGACCGAAATGCTGGAACACCATCTCGAAACGGAAAACAGCATGTGGGTCGCGTCACTGTCACTGCGCGGATCGCTGATGCGCATGACCTATCCGTCCAGCAACCCATCGCTGGTGTGGCAACCGAGCGCGCGTGAAGGCAATCCCGATACGCTGCTAGGCCGCCCGATTGTGTGGACCGAAAAGGTTCCGCTGAGTGGGTCTGCGGGCGATATCGGCCTGTACGACTTCCGACACTATTGGGTTGGCGACCGGCAGGCGCTCACGTTTGCCAGCACCAACGCCGAATATTTCAAATACGACCAGACGTCGTACCGCATGGTGCATCGCGTGGACGGTCGCCCATGGATGAATACCTATTTTACTCTCCAGGACGGAACGTCTACAATTTCGCCCTTCGTTATATTAGGGGCTAAGAGTACGTAACTCTTAGTAGATGAAATACTAGCACTCTGTACCTTCTCACGAAGGTAGAAAGGCAAGACCATGCCGTACTGCACTGCGTTTTATGAAGAGTGGGAGCTGCTGGATTACATCTATGGGGATGCGGTCGCAGCGAACACCGAGAGCAATACCGGGGCGATTCTCCTGGCTAACTATGCCCAGACCGTGATCATCATTCACCCAGTGGATGTCAATGACGCGCTGGACGTGGATATCGAACAGGCGACCACCGCTACTGGCACTCTGTCATCGTTTGACAGCGCGTCCAAAGACGTGACCATCGCCACGACCGACACCGGTCCCACCGTGATCAGAATTCGACACGAGGAATTCGCGGCAGGATATGAGTATCTGAATGTCGAAGTCACAACCGGGAACACCGGGGGTGACGGGAATGAGTTCGTGGTGGAAGTGTGGGCCGAGCCGGTCTACAAACCGGCGTCCACCAGCCTCCTCGAAGAAGTAGCCGACTAGGGAATCTAGTCAACGGGGCGGCTAGGCGCGCGCGCTGAAAAGGGTACTCCGGCCCCTGCCGCCCTGAACACGGAGCGCACAAGGAGAGTGCAATGACAGAGAACCGAGAATCGAGACGCGTCGCTTACTTTGATGTATCCTATGAAATGCTGGCAATAGTACTAAACCTGCCAGAAGGCACCAAAATTGAGCGCGTGCTAACGCCCGACGATGGCTCATACTGGAAACGTGCGATGTTTCGGGTTGTAGCAAGCCATCCTGATCTGCCGGAAGTTTACGAGGGAGAACAATTGCCCCGTGCAAAACCATCCCGTGTCAGAAACGCCGACGGAACCGTAACTTTTGGTGACTGGGGGCTGTAATGTGGGTCTGTCTGCGCTGTCGTAAGACGTTGATCATTAAGGGCGCGCCCCACCACTACGCCCCCGGCGAATGGGTCAAGGTGGGTCGCCACATCGCGCGGGAATGGCTTGCGGGCGGCGAAGCGTATGACTTCGCGGGGGACGGCTCCGGCGCGGTCGCTGACAAAACAACCGGCATCGTATTACTGAGTGCACCGCCCGATGGGTGGATGGATCGCTGCCGGTCTGCGCTTAGCATCGAGGTTGCGTCTATAGACGCCCCGTGTGTGCCATTTGCTGAAACGCTACTGTATACGCCCGGTTTCGACCTACGTCTTGATCTGGTATTAATCGGGTTGGGCCTGTTGAAGCGGTGGCAGGTCGCCGTGCCGTTATGGGATTATACAACTCTTGCGGCTCACGTGGGCAGCGAAGACGAACGCGCCCGTACGAAGGCGATCATTCGAGACCTTCGCGTGCCGCTGCGTGACACACGGTTGGTATTCTTGCGGCGCTGCGCCCAAACTCGTGAATTGGTTGAATGTTGGAATGAAGAGACCGCCGATAGCACCGAGCCGCGCCTTGCCTTCCTGCGGGCCATGTATCGGATCAAGCCGGTAGTGTGCGACCTTCCGGCGAGTTGGACAGGGAACGTGAGATGACATGGGATAGAGCCTTAACGCACACGTGGGCGGTATCAGATGGCCTGATATTCGCCGATACGCTGAATTACCGTGAAACGCGCGGAGCGGTGATCGTAGCGTATGGGGAACGGGCCAAAGCGGCGGCGGGGGTCTGTATGGACGCGCTCAAAGTAGTGTGTCCTGATCTCCCAGTGACGGTCTACTGTACGCCTGCGGGTGATCTGAGTGACGAACAGGAGTCACGCCGGGCCAAAGCAACTATGTTACGCTGGTCGCCCTACCGGCAGACGGCCTACCTGGATGCTGACACAGTGCCCGTCTCGGACATTAGCGCGGGGTTCGCCATGTTGGACGACGGCGCTGATTTGGTGATCACACCCAGTGACAACCAGGGCGATACGTGGTTGTGGCATGTGGGCGAAGATGAACGCGCGGAAACACGGGCGGCGCTTGGCTTTCAGGCATTGCAGTTACAGGCGGGCGTGCTGTTTGTGAAGAGGAACCGGCGCACGCGCCTGCTGTGGGCAGCGTGGGAACAGGAATGGAACGAGCACCAGGGGCAGGATCAGGCGGCACTCCTGCGGGCGTTGTATCAGTGTCCGGTGAAGGTGTGGCTGTTGGGCAAACCGTGGAATGGCGGGGCCGTCATTGGGCACCGCTGGGGAGCGATACGTCGTGCGAATTAACATCGTCGCGCGTGAAGGCGCGCAGCAGGATGGGACCATTTTACAGCGACTCGTGTATGAGTTGGCTCAGGACCCCGCGTTTTCGGTGGCCGATTCCCCCGATCCGCGCGCTGACTGTAACCTGTTCTTCCCATACCTCGATTACGCGCGTTTTCCCGACTTCCACGCTACGCCCACGGCGGCCTGGTTTTCTCATCTCGACAATGGACGCGAAGACAAAGAGCAAACCTGGGAGCAAGCAGCGCAGGCGGTCGATTTACGGTTGACCAGCGCGCGACTGTATCAGGCGCAGTTGGAGCCGTTTGGCCTCACGCATCTGCTCACACCGCCATTGGACCGTGAGCACTTCGCTCCCCCGCCGACGGGCGCGCAGAAGGACGACCACGCACGGCGGATTGTAGGGACATCGGGGTATGTCTATCCGGGCGGGCGCAAAGGCGAAGACCTCATCAGACGGTTGGCACACGATATGCCGCAGGTCTCGGTGATTGCCAGCGGTCGCGGGTGGCCGGTGGAGTCACAACATCATCACTGGTCAGCGATGCCAGCTTTTTATCGTGGATTAGATATCTATGTGTGCACCAGCGTGATTGAGGGGATCGGCTATGGGCCGCTTGAGGCGATGGCGTGCGGGGTTCCGGTGGTTATTCCGCGTGGCGTGGGCATCTTCGATGAACTGCCCGATCTCGAAAACGTGCACCGGTATGAGGCGGGGAATTACGAGGGGCTGCTCGCGGCGGTTCAGGTGGCCGTGTCCCGGTTGGATGAAGGGGGTTACAACCCTGACAGTCTACGGTCAGCGACCGCGCGGTATACTCATGACGCCTGGGTAACTAGCACCGTTCAGGCATTTGAGTCACTGTTGTACGACAAACCGCTGCTTGCCCCACGATCCCCGTGGGCCGATCACGCAGGGGTGTTTTACGTGGCCTACGGTGATCCGGCGCGTGAGTGCGCTGCGCGGGCGATCACCAGCTTTAAGCAGTTTATGCCCGGCGTGCCCGTGGCGCTGGTCAGTGACCGCCCGCTCAACGCAGGGGAAGATGTGTTTGTCCAGAACAAAGATGAGGATGTTGGGGCACGCAGCGTCAAAACCCAAATCTATGACCTCGCTCCGGCGGAATGGGAATATGTACTTTGTCTTGATGCAGATACAGAAGTCGTGTCCGACATTTCGTTTCTATTCCAGGTTCTAGAGGACGGTTATTCGGCAGTCTTCTGCACCAACCCAGCGCAGTACGTATTGGGGCGTGAAATGACCCGGCCTGATAATGCCGATGAATGCGCCGAGACGTTTAAGATCGTGGGCACCGATGAATTCCTGCAACTGAACGGTGGCGTGTTCGCCTTTCGACGCTCTGAGCGAACGGCGGAATTCTTTCGAGCGTGGCACCGCGAATGGAATCGTTACGGCAAACGAGACCAGGCAGCGCTGGATAGAGTGTTGTATACCAATCCGATCCGCATTTTGGTGCTGGAAAAAACGTTCAACTGCATTACGCGCTATGACCAACCTGACGGGGCAGCGATTTTGCACTATCCGCTGACGGCACGACGGTGGCGGGGGATGTTACCAGGGCGGCTGGACAGCGACGAAAGTTGGGCGGTGTTACATCCGGGGGGCGCGGTATGATCAGTGTTGCCGTTGTGTGTCGTGCCAAGGGATTTGATGAAACACGGCTAAAGCTGGGATGGTGGTCTCACGGCGTTCCCGATCTAGATTGGGCCTTTTATCCTGCCATAGACGGGCAAGTGATCAATAAAGACCGATTGGCAGCGCAGGGCCACGACCTGATCGTATGGGAAGATTGGGTCTGGAATACGTGGGAAGGCACGTCGTCTATCCCGATTTACGCGGTCATGGTAGACAGCAACACCAGCCCGCGCCGCCGTCGCAATTATATAGCACGCGCTAAACAAGCTGATGTAATCCTGGTCGATCAGGACCATTTAAAAACATTTCGCGGTATGGGGAAGCCTGTTTACCGTTGGTCGTATGGCGTTAATCCAGCAGTGTTTCGTGCGCAAGACAAGACAGTTGATGTGGCCTATCACGTGCAACACACAGACGACCGTAGTAAATTGCACGACTATTTGCGGGGATGGACACAGAATAACTCGCAGTGGCGCGTCACGATGGGCGGCAATATGACCATCGCACAATATGCGGTGCGAATTGGGCAGGCGCGGATCGTCGTACACAAACGGACACATGAACAGTGTCGCTCGCACCGTTTTTTTGACGCGCTGGCAGCGGGGTGCTGTCTACTTACCGACCGGGGATGGTCGGTTAATGAAGATGGGTTCAGGCCGGGACATCACTTTCTGGAATGGAATGACTATCGGGATTTGACGGAGATGATTGAACGCCTGTTAGAAACAAACGAATGGACCAAATACGCCAACGTGGGCCAGGCTTTTGTACTGTCGCGCCACACGTGGGCACACCGGGCAGCAGAGTTCATCCGCATTGTGGAGGATACACGTGCTTCTATTTAACGAAACGGGCATTCATGACGACTTGTGGGCGGCGCTCGAAGAACACGAACCGTTTATTCGCACGATCATAGCCGACGTGTATACGCGCCTGGATGAACACTACCCGAAACGTGAGACCCGCGATTATGAGGCGGCGCTGTTGTACATCATGGCCCGCCAGTACAATGCTCCCGGCGCGCGGATCGTGGAGATTGGCACGTGCTGGGGCTGGACGGCAGCGGTTATGCAGACCGCCGCACCGTTGGCCCATATCATCACCTGCACGCCTAGCCCGAACCACATCGTCATCGCGCGGCGCAACCTGGAGCCGAACTTCCCGCGCGTGGAAGTCTTTGGCGGGCGCTCGGTGGACCTGCTGCCGCAGCTCGCGCCAGACAGTGTTGACATGGTATTCGTGGACGGTGATCACCAGCACGTGGCCGATGACCTGCCGTTTTACAATGTGCTCAAACCGGGAGGCTTGATGATCCACCATGACTACTGCCCTGATAAACCGTTGTGCACCGGGCCGCGCCCCTGCCGGTGGGTGTATGACACGGTGAATTCGTTTAGCGCACGGTTGGCCCATGAGCCTGACGTATTGATGGTGGACCACAACAAAGAGGGCATAGCAGGGCACTACCGGCGTGAGGGGGAGGTGTGGCTATGACCGACTACATTTCAGTCGCCGAAGTCAAGACGCGCCTGCAAAAAGGACCCGCGACGACGGACGACACTCTGCTAAAAGCATTAGTCACCGCTGCCAGTCGCGTCGTGGATCGGGTCTGTAATCAACCTGATAATTTTTTCGTGGCGCTGACGGAGGCCACGGCGCGCACGTTTGGCGCGCGTGGGCGTGCGTGGGTGACAATTGATGAGTGCACCAGCATCTCCGGGGTGGCGGTCAAAGACAGCGTGACCGACGACACGTATACCGCCTGGACCACCGATGATTATATCCCGTTCTCAGGCGACCCGGATAACCCAGACTTCAACTCGACGCCTTATAACGGGTTGATATGCCATCCCAACGGGGATTACGCCGCGTTCCTGGATGGCAAACTCGGTGCGATCCGCGTGCCCACCGTCCAGGTAACAGCGACGTGGGGCTATGCTACGGCGGTTCCTGCGCAGATCAAAGAAGCGGCGGGGATTCTGGCGGGGCGCTGGTTCAAACGCGGCCAGTCGTCCTGGTCGGATACGTTAGCCAGTCCTGACATGGGCGGACTCATGTATACGATGGCAATGGACCCTGATTTCAGACTCATTCTTGAGCGTGGGCGGTTCATCCGCCAGTCATTTTAGGAGGCAGTATGGGCAGCAACCGAGAAACCATCAATGAAGCGGGGTTTGGCCGCAGTGACGCCAAAACCGTTACCATCCCTACGGGGAACAACGGCGGCAACCTGGGCGTATTGGACCTGGAACGTAATTACGTATACATCATCATCAAATGTGCTGACCTGGCGGGCATTCCAGCCAGCACCGCGCTGACCCTAACCGTGGCGTATGATCGGGATGACGCCCTTTGCACATTATACGAGCGGGATGACCCTGAAACCCAGTGGAGCAAAACGCTGCCCACGTCGGGAAGTATGGCGTTTGCGCTGGTTCATGCGTTGGCGGTACAGCGGCTCAAGATCGGGTTGTCGAAGGACACGACCGCGCCCGTGACCTTTACGGTCTACGGGGTGGCACAGAGTATCCAGGGGTAAGCATGGCGGATGATGTGTCGGTTGACATTCAGGGCGTCCTGGAAACACAGGCCGAAATGGAGCGGATTATCCGCGATCTGCGCGGCGACCGCTTCCTGAACGCCCTGCGCGACTGCACGCTGTGGGTGCAGACGGACGCCAAGATCAACGCGCCGGTAGACAGCGGGCGGCTGCGCGCCAGTATCACGCCCGACGTGCGGACAGACGGCGATACGGTGATGGGTGTAGTAGGCAGTAACGTAACGTATGCGCCCTACGTTGAAACAGGGACACGTCCTCACTGGCCGCCGGTGGGGGCGCTCGAAACGTGGGCGCGACGGCACGGCACAACCGCCTTTGTCGTGGCGCGGGCGATTGCCCGTCGGGGCACTCGTGCCCACCGTTACATGCAGCGGGCCGCTGAGTCGAACACCGGGCGTATTCAGACCCACCTGGACAGTGCCGTCGGGGAGATTGTCGAACGATGACCGCTACTAACTCAGCATTGGTCACAGCAGTCGCCGCTGAAATGGCGGAAATTACCAGCGCAACGGTGCAGTCTGGGGCCAGTCTGACCGAAGGCATCAACGACACGTTGACCATCCAGGTTTACCCAGAAAGCGGCGAAAGTGCGCACAACAGCCGCACCGACCGGAACACGTTCGGCAAGGGGCTAGAGCTGCGCCGTCGTATCGTGCATATCGACGTGTACGCGCGCGCGCGCGCACATATCGGCGAGGATATGGTCGCCGTCACCTCGGCGGCGGATGACGTCGAGGCCAAACTGAACGAACAACAAAGCAGCCCACCCTTCGGCGTGGCGGGTGTCAAAACATGGCATTACACCTGGCAGCGCGTGATCTTCAGTTACGGCGGGGTGGAATACGTTGGCATTCGGTTCGTACTAACATTCGTGAGTTCATAGGTCAGGAGCTATTCAATGACTGTCACAACAACGGCAATTGTCGCAACAAATTGTGTGATCTTGCTGGATAACGCGGCCAACGTGCCGGTGGACATCAGCGGATCGACCAACAGCGCCACCATCGGCCTGGAGCACGGCGTGGCGGAATGGCGCACGTTTTCGACGCAGTGGAAAAGCCGCAAGGTAGTCGGCAAAGACGCACCGGTCAGCTTGCGGCTCGTATACAGCACCGCCGCCGCCGAAGGGGCCATGCTGCTCAAGAACTGGTTTACCGGTGGGGTAGATGCGGCGCGTTCGTTGTATATCGACATCCCCGACGACCAACCCGGCGCGTTCAGGATGTATGGTGAGTACGTGCTGGAAAACTTGAACATCAATCTTGACGCCGAAGCCGACGACGTGGTGCGTGTGGAAGCTGACCTCAAACCCACCGGCGAAGTTCAGTTCGCTACCGTGAGCACCTAAGCGGAGGACGTATGGCAAAGCGACTAAATGTCTATCGAGTGGACTCAAGCATCGTGCAGGGTGAGGGGTCGTTCGTGGAAATCCGCGCCCTCACACGCGACCAAGCGAAAGAGGATAGAAAAGAACTCGTCGCCGCGCGTGACTTGTCTGACGATCAACAGGAAGAGGCATCGGACGCGTGGATCGCCTCTATGGTTGCGGGATGGGATTGGGTGGATGACAACGGACTTCCACTGCCGCTTCCCGGTACTGATGTGTCAGTGATCGGGAAGTTGTCCATTCAGGAACTAGGGTTCCTTGTCGAGACCATTGAGGGCCAGATCACCCGAAAAAAATAATGAGCCAGTTCCGGGACTGGCAGTTTACCAAGGGCGCAGTTGACCCGCCAGAGGAATATGCCGAATATTTGCTCTGCAAAGCTGTGTACCACTGCACCCCTGACGAACTGTCCGAGCAGGATGAATGGACGACCAACCTTCATTTTGCGTTTTATGTCGAGGAACTGAAAGCGCAAGACAAGCAGCGCGGAACAACGAGGCGCATAGGCAGGACAAAACGTGAGCAGTAACACCATTGAAATCCTGATCAAAGCCACCGACAAGGCTACCGGTGTCATCGGTAAAGCCACCGGGGATTTGCGCAACCAGTTTGACAGCTTGGGCAAGGCCGCGCTCAAAGTAGGAGCAGGCGCAGCCCTGGGTGGTATTACGGCGCTTGGTGCGGGCCTGGGCCTGGCGCTCAGCGAAGCGATGGAAGCCGAAGTCAACATCGCCAAACTGGAAGCCGTGCTCAAGGCGACGGGCGGGGCGGCGGGGCTGACGAAGGATGAAGTATTGGGCATGGCCGACAGCCTGAGCACCGTCACGCGGTTCAGCGACGATGCGATCCTGGCCGGGCAAACCATGCTGCTCACGTTTACAAATATCGGCGAGGATACCTTTCCGCGCGCGACGGAAACAATGCTCGACATGGCCGAGATGTTCGGCGGGGTAGACGCGGCCAGCGTCATGTTGGGCAAGGCGCTCAACGACCCGATTCAGGGCGTGACCGCACTCCGGCGCGTGGGCGTGCAGTTGACGGATGCCCAGGAAGACATGATCAAAGCGATGGTGGAGTCCGGTGACGTGGCGGGCGCTCAGACCGTCATCCTGGACGAACTCAACCGCGAGTTTGGAGGCATCGCCAAAGCTGCCGGGCAGACGCTTAGCGGGAAATTAACCATCCTCAAAAACAAGTTTCTGAACGTGGCGGAGGCGGCTGGAATGCGCCTGCTGCCGGTATTGTCCAGCCTGATTGACCGTTATCTCACGCCGTTGGTGCCCAAAATCGAACGAGTGGTCGCCGTCTTTGGCAACTTTATCGAAATGATGTCGATGGGATCGCGGTATTGGGCCGAGGCGGGTGAGGCACTTGGTTTTTTGATGGGTAATACAGACGGCGCGAACAAAGTAGCGTTTAAGATGGTGCAAACATTCTGGGACGTGGTTGACGTGGTAAAGAACCTCGCAGGAACTATCGGGGGATTTATCAGCGAACACAGCCAAGCCTTTATCGCCGCGCTCGCGGCCATTGGCGCGGTCATTGCGGGAGCCGCCATCGCCGCCGGGATAACCGCCATTGCCGCTGCCGTCATGGGTCTGCTGAGTCCGCTAACGCTGGTTATCGGGGCCATCGCCCTACTGGCGGCAGCGTGGGCGGAGGACTGGGGCGGCATTCGCACGTTCGTTACCGATAGCGTATGGCCGCTACTCAAGCCCATTTTTGAGGACCTCAAACTATGGCTGGAAGACACGATTCCGAAGGCCATTGACGCGCTAGAGACTGCGTTTACTGACCTCAAAACCGCGTTTGATACCGGAGGTTTGGGGGCGGTGGGTGAGTTGATCCTTGAAAGCCTCGAAACTGGATTGGGGGAATTAAGTACGTGGGCGTTAGACAACATTGTAACACCGATTGTGGCAACGCTGGTGCTTACCGATTGGGGTGAGGTCGGCAACACATTACAAACGTTGCTCGAAAAGTTTCTGGGTATCGCCGGATCGGGACTGACAGACCTGGGCACGTGGATACTAGACAAGATCGTCGCCCCGGTCGTCCTGGCGCTGGCGGCTGTGGATTGGTCTGCGGTCGGTAGCACACTATTGACGCTGCTCGAAAAGTTTTTGTCTTTTGCCGGTCGCGGGTTGGCTTCTATGGGCGAGTTCATCTACCAAAAAATCATCGCGCCCACGATTGAATACCTCGCCGGGGTCAATTGGTCCTCGGTCGGCAGTACGTTATTGACACTACTCGAAAAGTTCCTATCGTTTGCTGGACGGGGATTAGCAAGTATAGGCGAATTCATCTACCAGAAGATTATCCAGCCCACGATTGAATATCTGGCAACAGTTGACTGGGGCAATGTGGGGAGCACGTTGCTCATACTGCTCGAAAAGTTATTGGGTGTCGTCGGATCGGGTATCGAAGATATTGGCGCGTGGGCGTATGAAACGGTTATCGCTCCAATTGTCGCCAAGCTCACGTCGGGGGATACCTATACAGCATTATGGGAGTCGGCAAAACAGGCGGGGTCGGCCATCTTCGATGCCATTATTGCCGCATTGGGTGATCTGCCGAACGAGTTGATCAAAATTATCAATGATGCGATTCCTAATCATGTTGACTTCGGGTCGATCCATGTCCCCGACTTAGGCCCATTGGGCGGCGGGTATGACGTGCCTCTTTATCTGGAAATTCCCGACAGCCCAATTCCTCATCTCGGCACGGGAGCTATTGTCACCAGTCCCACCCTGGCGCTGTTGGGCGAAATAGAACCAGAAGCAGTGATTCCGCTATCGCGCCTGAACGGTGGAGGGGCAAGTGGTGGCAGAACACTAACGATCAATACCGTGAATGTCTATGGCGTGCAAAACGCTACACAACTGCTCGACCAGCTAGAGCAGGAAGCACGACGGCGCAATCGACGGCTCACCACTAGTATGGCGGGGGGATAACGTGGCGACTATTACCCTCAATGCCGTCGATATCAGTGCCTATGTGGAGTCCGCCGCCATCGTGGTGGGCTTCCGCGATCCGCTGCAACACGTCGCCAATGTGGGCACGTGTTCACTGGTTGTCATGAACAAGGACCGGTATTTCAGCCCCAGTAATACCGCCAGTCCATTTTATGCTGCGCTGCGCCCCAACCGTCTCGTGACGGTGGTAGAGGGCGAGCAAACGTTATTTCGGGGGTATGTGGAAAGTATCGCGCCGGATGCCGGGCAATACAGCGAGGGGCAGCGCTGCGTGATCGAGTGTGGTGATCTCCTGTCGCGCGAACAGGCGTACATGATCAGCCTACCGCTGCAAGTTAATAAAACACCGGGAGCGCTGATCAAACTCATCAGCAGCGCGGCCCTGGGGGCACCCTGCGCGACGGCGACCCTTACTCTCTCAGGCCAGCCGGACAACAACAGCACGATCACTATTGGCGACATCACGTATATGTTCAAGTCTGCATTGACCCCAGCAGCCAACGAAGTGTTGATCGGCGCGACAGCCAGCGCGACAGCGAATAACCTTGAAGCCGCCATTCATGCGGCGGGGGAAGAATTCGGGACTGGCTTGTATGGCACAGGCACGGAGAAAAATGCACTGGTGACGGCGTTTTATGAAGCGCTCGGAGGGGAAGCGGGGGGCACAACTACCATTGAACCGGTCGCTGGGGTGACGTGGGATTTCATCGGGGATATGGGGTATGGCGAAAAACAACTGGCGCAGAGTTTCAACGTCAGCGCCGGAGTGCTCAGTGAAATTCAGGTGTATATCGACAGCCAAACGGCGGGCACGCCGGGCACCATTACCTGGGCGCTGTGTGAGGATATCAGCGGGTATCCGCTGCTTGAAATACAGTCGGGCACCTTTACACCCACGCCCGGCCAATGGAATACGATTGCCGTTGTCGATGGTGTGAGCCTTCAGGACAGTTCACCCTACTGGCTCACGTTACGCCTCACCACGCCGCCAGCGGGGGTCGCGTATTGGTCCTGGCGTTTTGGGAATAGTAATTACACACCGGGTGTGAGTGCGCTCAAATATCCCCCCGCCGCCTGGATACATACAACGCCTTACGATCAGTTCACCGTGATCACAACTGATGCGGTGTCGGACGCTAATATCGATCTCACCGCCGTCGCGCGCGGCGCGTGGGGCAATGACATCCCGGTGAGATCGATATTCAACGAGGCGACCAACGGTGATTTCAGCGGCGGTGAGAGTGACTGGACGTTTTGGACCGATGGCGTAGAGCACCACGAGGTGCTAGATGGCAAACTCCACATTTACCGCGAAGGTGGGACCGGGGCTACATTCTATCAGGACACGGGGGCAGCGATGACTGCCGGGGCTAATGTGGCGCTGTTTTTTAAGGTCGCCAATGTTTCCGGCAGCGCAAAGGAGTTTTACGCCATTGTGCGTGACAGCACCGGGTACACCGGGCAGTTGTACGATACCTATACCATCGCAGCGGGGGCAGCGGAAACGGTTCAGGCGTGGAACAAGACGGCAACACATGCCTGGGCTGACACGCGAGTTGAGTTCTTCATTGTCACGGACGACAATGAGGCGGCGCTTGTGTTTGATGACATCCGGCTGCATATCAATACGTCGGATATTGTTGCTTCCGATGCCACCCTGACCGGCGGCATTGACGAACCGGCGGGGTATCTGGACATTGACAACGGCCAGGGTGTTGTTGAGATTGCGGCGGACACGTGGAGATCGGATAGCACCAATGCGCTGACGGCGTTGAGTGATGTGGCGGAAAGCAAATTCAGTTATCTGTGGTGTGCGGCGGATGGTACATTGACCTTCAAAGATCGTCTGTTGCCGTTTGAATTGGCAAACGCCGCCGCCGATTGGACACTAAACGATGATCATAATATCCAGGATACCGTATTAAATATTCGAGACATCGTTAACCGGTGGAGTGTCACGTATAAACCACGAGGGACCACGACGAGCGGGGTCATTGCGCGTGCCGATGGGGTGTTAGACGTGCCGGGGCGTGGCGCCATCAGCGAGACAGGCAGCAATTATAAACGCTGGAATCCCACCGATGATATCACGCAAAATGAGGGGTCGCGTACATTCGTGATCCCCTTCGTGGATACCGGTACGGGCAAAGCTGCGGGCGTGGAATCACTCACGCTGCCCCTGGTCGCTGGAACAGATTATCACGTCTATGATGAGTCGGGCTTTGATTACACCAACAGCGGACGTATTAAGTTTTCAGTGGCGGTCACCGGCAGCGGGATCGAGGTGCACGTCACCAATACCGCAACAGGAACACTGTATATTCACGACTTACAAATTCGCGGCGTCTTATATATCGCGTATAATCAAGTGACGATGGCGATCGATGACGCAAGCAGCCAGAGTGATTACGGGTTGCGTGCCCAGGCCTACACCATGCCGCTGCAAGTATCCGAGGGGGCCAATCTGGCGGAGCAGATCGCGCGTTATTTGCTCAACCGCTATGCGACACCGACGACTCGTGTAACCACCGTCGGGTTTGAGGGGCCAGAAGTCGTCAATGGAGTCAGTCTATATACGGCGCAGATAGGGCAGGTGGTCAACCTATCCGAAACACAAACACTGACCACTGGGGCGCGCCATTGGATTATCGGATTAACCTATTCACTCGCGGCGCAAAGCCTCAACAGCATCGGGTGGATACTGGCTCCCCTAAGCGCCAAAACATACCTGACGCTAGACGATGCAGTCTATGGATTACTCGATAACAACTATCTGGCATTATGAGGTGACACATGGCCTGGACAACCCCTAAAACGTGGGCGGTCGATGAACTGATAACGGCCACCAATTTAAACACGCACCTGCGGGATAACTTGAATGCGCTGAAGTCTCCGCCCAAGGACCTGGTAGACATCAGCGCCGCCAACTATACCGTGGGGAGTACCTCGTGGCAGGATGTGGACGCGGCGTTGACACTGAGCTTAACGACTGCGGGGGGTGATGTGCTGGTGGGGTTCGTGGGGTCTATTTCACACTCCTCCACGAACAACATTTATTTCGGCCTTGAGGTCGATAGTGTTGATTACGTAGCAGATGACGGGATTTGCATGGACGCGCCCGGCACAGTGCCCAGAACGATATCGTTTGTTTACCGACTCTCCGGCCTGGCCGCCGGGGCATACACCATCGTGCTGCGCTGGAAGGTCAGCGCCGGAACGGGCACGATGTACGCGGGGGCAAGTGGCGCGGGACAGAACGTCCATCCGCAGTTTTGGGCACAGGAGTTAGGATGACATGAGCGCTTTTGACATCGCCTTTTTTGGCAGTGTGCCGCTGATGAGCGGGCAACCCGTTAAATGTGCGATCACCTCCGAGGCGGCGGCGACCGTCTATGACGCGTTCAGCGTGACGATCACATTTTCCCGCGCCGTCGTCGATTTCACGGCGGCGGCTCAGATCACCGTCGCCAATGGCACGGCGGGCGATCCGGTGGACAGCGGCGACGGCATCACGTACACGGCGACGATCACACCCGCCGCCAGCGGCACGGTCTCGGTATCCGTCGCGGCGGGCGTCTGCGAGGACGCGGACGGCAACCCGAACAGCGCGAGTAACACGCTGACGCGCACGGCGGGACTCATCTTGCTATCCGCCGACCTGCTGTATTTGTTTGATCCTGCCAGCGCTTATGTCTATGCCGATGCCGAGCTGACCACTCCGGCGGCAAATGGTGGCGCTGTGCGCGGCTTGAAGGATCGCAGCACCAATGCGTATCACTTGACTCAGGCGGGCGTAGCAGGTTTGTGTCCAACCTACCGGGACAGCGTGGCAGTGTTTGGTAATCGCCCGGCGCTAGAATTCGACGGGGGGGATTATCTGTCCAAAACGGGACTTAGCAGTATTTTAGGCAACCTGACGACGTATTCGCTGTACGTTGTATTTGCATCAACCAACGGCGTTGACAAAACAATGATGTCGGAAGGAAATAGCGGCAACGATACTCCCTGGCTGAGTGTCTTGTATGCAGGGAGCGCCGGGAAGATGCGCCCATTCCATGTTGGTGACGGAGGGGCGTATTCCGCCCCGCTCGATCCCAGCACATTTAACAACAATGGAATCGTCAAGGTACTTAGTTTTCGGCGTAACGGTAACAACTTCTCGTCCTATATCAACAACTGGACGGGCGTGGTTGCGTCAACTACCGACCCCGGCACAACAACTCTGGACCAACTTTGCCTCGGCGGATTGTTGCGTATCGCTTTTGCGTCCGGATATATCGGTCAAATTGCGCTTGTCGCTGCCTATAGCGCAGACAACTACGCCACTATCGAGCCGATTTTGCAAGCCTATTTCGGAATGGACAGTACCTATTATCCTGGCGCTAGTCATTTCTTCTGCGTTGGAGATAGCAAAACTCTCGGCGTAAATGATGGTGATCGTCACGAGCTGGGCGGCTTTGGCTATCCGGCGCTGTTGGGGGAGGGATTGACCACGATCACGGGCGTGAAGTGGCGCGAGCTTCGCCCTCGCGCAGGCCATGACGGTTATCGCGTTTCCCACGTCACATCTGTTATCGCGGCAGATTTGGCGGCTGCTACCGGGACCGCGCCCGCGCACGTACTACTCAATCTCGGCACTAACGACGCAGCCGCTCTCCCGGCAGAAGAAACCTGGAAAGCAGATTATGCCACGATTATTGAGGCTATCCACGCGAAGTGGACCTCTGCAAAAATCTATCTTGCTAAGCCTGTGCGTCTGAATGCCGCTCCGCCGTCTACACCTGTCGCGGCCTGCGCGACGATGTGGGGCTATATCGACGACCTGGTTGCCACCTACAATTACGTGTATGCGGGTATGGATGAAACCGATTTAGAAGGGGGCGACGGCTACGTGACGAACTTTGCTGATGCGCTGCATCCCAACCACACGGGTTATGTCGCTGTAGCGGCACTATGGCAGAGCATACTTCTCGCCTAACGAGAACACCCCGCCGCGCGCACCGTTCGGGGCCACGCGCCGTGAGTGCAAAAAGGAAATGGGAATGTTATTGACTGCGAGTCCATTCAAAGAACACCTCAATACGCTGCGCAATCTGTTTTGCTTTGCGCGAGCCGTATTTGCGCGTCAACCACTTGAGAGGATCGTAGGCATTTTTGGACAGGTTACACGAACTGCACAGAGGAACCATGTTCGTTGGTACAGTGCCGGGATTTTCGGGGCGCGGATCAGACAATGCAATCCAGTGATCGAGATGAGGTTCAATTTCACCGAAGAGATCGCGCAAGGGCCTACTGCACACAGCGCAATACCCATGCCAATATTCCAAAGCGCGTCTATGGTCTGCGATAGAAAAGAAGAAAGGCACCTTTTGTTTTCTGGAACGACGCCGAAGCGCGGCTTGTTGATATATTCCACGATTCTCTCGCCTGTGTCGGTCGTTATAGGCCTTTTTTGTCTCTCGGTGTTTTTGATATTTTTGACGATTTCGCTTGCGCATCTCTTCGATATTGGCTGCATAGCGTTGACGGTCTTTTGCACGTTTTTTCTCTGGATTGGCATCGTAATTTCTCTTGCTTCTCTTGCGTTTTTCTATAACATCTTCTGGATGGTCCGCGCGATATTTGCGAGCGATGTCGGGGTTATTGAAACGATATTGACGTCCGATTTTAACTTGGCAATCCTTGCATACAGATCGCAATTCATTTCGGCGACCTTTAAGCGCAAAAAATTCGTGCGTAGCGGCCTTAACTTCGCCGCACTTTGTGCAACGCTTGAAACCATCGGGGATCGTGGTATCATTGGTCATGCTCTGTCTCCTTCGTAGACTGAGGGCCAGTGGGATTGCCGTCCGCGACTGGCACAATTATTTTACCATACACGAGGGAATAAGGAAAGGTTCAGCATGGCGTGTTAGGGCCGCGCCACACCGAACCTTCAACATCATTGTACATCTAAAGCCCTGGGAGCAGGGGAACTGTATGGACACTCTCATGCACATTCCGATCATCCTGGCACAAACGCTGCCAGAACTATCGCCGCTTGGCGACGCTGGGGTAGCCATTGCCGTGGTAGCCGGGTTCGTGATCATCGCACGGGCGGCTTTTGGCGTCATGTCCAAGTGGCTGGATGTCAGCGACCGCAACAACAAGGCGCAGAACGAGAATGAGTCTAAACGTGTCGCCAACGAAGAAAAACAAAGCGACCTCTTGCAAAAGACGACCACCGAACTAATGCGCGTCTCTGATGTATTGTCCATTCTCGCCGACCGACTCGATGTCGGGAATGGCAGAACAGCTACTATTCAAACCGCGCTGGATAGCGCAGTCGCAGCCATGCACACGACGGCAGACGGGCATGGTGTGCTGTTGAAAGCGATGCCGCAGGAGGTGAGACGCACGTTGCAGAGCGACTTTGAACAACTTAAAAAAGACATTCCGCAGGCAGTCGAGACGGCGCTGGAAAAACATACGCGCGAGCTGCGGCAAGACATCGAAACCTTGAGTACAACGTTGGCTGATCGCGTTGCCACACTGAGTCAGGAAATACCCACCAAAACGACCTTGTTGCTGCGTGCAGACATGGCGGCGCTGACTGCCAAAGTTACTGCGCTGCTCAAAGCAGTCGAGAAGCCTGAAACACAACCGGAGCCAGAAACTAACCAGGAGCAATCAACCGATGGATAACGTACAACTCTACACCGAGTCCGAGGACGCCTTGCAGTTCATCGTCAGCGTGGGTATTCCTAGTCTCGCGGGCCTTGTGTTCCTGATCTTGGGCGTGATTGGCGGCACAGAACTGGCCGCTCGCGTGCGGGCCACGGCAGTGAAAGTGCGTAAATACGTTGACGAGCCGACCGATCTGGTCGTCGTGACGTTGGAAGGTATCGGGGAATTCGTATTCCACAAGGATATGGACCCGGCAGACCTATCACGCATCTTGACGGCGGTCACGGACGCGCTGGCGAAAAAAGAAGCGATTCCCGTGCCGTCGCAGGCCGCTACGACTACCGTGACTATTACCGCGCCACCGCCCGCTGTTATTGAAGCGCTCGAAGCCATCCCCGCGCTGGAACAATGGACTACGACCATGCCGCCGCAGGACGCCGTGAAATGACCGACCAACGTAAATGGTGGCTCATTGATGACAAAGAAATCCAAGCCATTCGGGCAGCGCTGGTCAATGCGTATAAATATTCGCTGAACCAAGAAGACAAAGCGGATTACGCAGAAATGATCATGCTCCTGGATACCGGACTGCACGTGACTGACGCCGTGCCTGCTGATTTTGCTGAGGAGACTGCGCAGTCATGAAACCCTTGTCATGGTGGACCACACGTCACGCATTCGTCAAACCCATGAGCGATTGCGCCTTGTTTGATGGCTGGATAGTGGCGAACGAAACACCGCTGCAATCAATCGGGGATGATCGGCGGCGGTTCGGATGGCGTGTCGCTCTCTCCAATGCCGTGACGCTGTTGCGCATGTGGTTGGATGATGAATACTTGAGGTCGCGTCATGATCCCGATTAATCACGATCACCTGTTTGGCGTCATTGTACGCACGCTGCACGTTATCGGGCCAGCCCACAAGCCGCGTAGACATCCCCGCCCCCCGTGGTCAGGGCGGCGGCTCCCCACGTTTGAGGAATCACTTGCGTGGTCATTGAAAGAATACCGCGCGATATGGGAGGAGTTGGCTAAACTATGACCCGCGCCTGGGACATACAAATTACCTCTAACTGGTGGCTGTCGCTCGGTATCCACATAGACCACACCGATCCGAGTATCACGCTGCATTTGCCCGGTCTGATTATCTACGCCGGGCATTGCGTTCAGCCCGGTTTCGGCGGATGGAGTTTGCGCTCCAAGAACGCGATGATCATACCGATGGGGGTAGACAAAGAGCGCAGCAACTTTGTGTCATTCGTGACGGGGCTGCTGCTGATGGCGCTGCTCATGACAGCCATCAGCGTACAGGGGGCGCAGAATGTTGCATCGCTGGTCTGTATCCAGGTCAACGCCGATGGCACGTTTCACAGCGTGCCATGCGCCGATACGATGGTATCGCCGTCGCCTAGTGCGCCGGTCGCATCAGCAACGAGCACGCCGCCAGCAAGCGCGACGCCCGTAGAGGCCACGCCCACGCTCGAGCAGTTCCCTACGCCATCGCCACTTCCCACTACGACCGCGACGGCGCTGCCCACTGTCACGCCGCCGGTGTGTACGTTGACGGCTGCGGGAAACATCAATGCGCGTGAAAAGCCCGGCGGGGAATTCCTGTTCCTAATCAGCGTGGGAACGCAGCTCGTGCCTGATGCGCGGGTGACGTGGGCGGGGCTGTTGTACTATCGAATACTTCTACCAGGGGGCACATCGCACGCTTGGGCGGCGGACTTCTTTACCGAAAGCGGCAACTGCGGGGGTTTGCCGACTGTCGATCCGTTTTGAGTCAACCGTGTTGACGGGCGTGCACGTACTCCCTGGTGCATCCTACGCCAATGTTGACGCGGCGTCAGACGGCGTAGTAAAAACCGCGCTCTATGCCACCATTGGCGAACAGTGGAAAGCCAATCACCCCGATGGGGTCTGGATACACCGGGGAATGCTGGTCGGGCCTGACATGCGCGATTATCCCACCATCTACGAGTGGTATAACCCGCAGATATACGCCCGTGCGAGCGAGCAAAGTTGGACGCGCGGCGCGGATTACAACGAGTTCATGAATGAATCTGGCGCGCCAGACTGGGATACCTTCGTCTCCTTTACCATCGGCGTGTTAGAGTGGGGCGGGGATCGCGGGTATTGTCTTTTGTGGGGTTCGTTTGCTGCTGGGAATCCAGACTATCCCGCGTGGGCCGATCTAGTGCGGATCATCGAATGGGCGGACGAACACCCTTGTGGAACGGACGCCAACGGCAACCCGCGCTATCACAATCTGGCGCTACACCAACCGCTTTACATGCCGCCCGACATCGCGCGTGGCGCGTGGGTCCTGGAACAGCACATCGTAGATCGGCATCGACTGGTCGATGAACTTGTGCGCGGCTATACCGGGCGTGGGCTGGCTGATCATCCATCGGGCGGCGTGTGGTTTACCGAGTACGGGCTACATGATGGCTACAGCGGATCGTGGTCGGACTCATTCTCATGTGAGGAAATCGCGCGGTCGTTCGCCTACAGCGCGGAACGGTTAAACGAAACGGCCCCGTTTGTACGGGGCTTTGGGTACTGGACGTTCGGGGATGCTCAGAGCATCTGGACTGACGACCAGGCGTGTTCAGGCGAGATAGAGCGGGCGGTGGGCTAGTCTTCGAGCGACTGCGCCGCGTACCACAGCCGCGACAGGGCAAGGGCGGGGGAGTCGGCGTAGTATCTCGGATATATCTTTCATCATTTCCCTACATTTTCTGTCATCCATTGGAAAAACTTTTCAACCTGAAGAATTATGGTGTTCGCGTTTCTTTTTCCGAACTTTTTAGTTATCCATACAACAGGATCACAGGCTTGTTTTGATTGATTACATGAACTGCAAAGCGGTATCATATTATCTTTAGTGGTGCCAGGGCAACGCGGATCGGAAAGAGCGATCCAGTGGTCCATATGCGGCTCAATATTTCCAAACAAATCTCGCAAGGGATTTCCACATGCAGCGCAGCAACCATGCCAATATTCCAAAGCGCGACCCTCGTCTTCTGAAGTAAAATTGCATGGTAAAGCGGCGTGACGCGCATCTCGCCGTCTCTCTTGTGCTCTTCTCTTAAGAGGATTAGCTTTGGCCCACAAGCGATGTTGTTCTTTGGATTTTTCGCTATTCACCCTTTTATATTCTTTGGTGCGTGCAAGTATTCTAGTTTTGTTTTTTTCGTAGTGGCGTCTATTATTTTCTTTTTTCCGTTCAGGGTTATTTTTATCCCATGAACGAGAAGTAGCACGACGAGTTTCTAGATAATCATTATTTAGAGAATGTTCTGAATGATATTGTTTTTTATATTCCCGGATTTTCGCGCGGTTTTCAGCATAATACTGTCTGTCATTTTTTTTGGAGCACTCACGGCACTCTGATCTAAGTCTACCTCGGTCAAGACGAAAATAATTAAGAGTGGACGGCTTTTCCTCGCCACATTGTGAACAACGCTTGTGTCCATTCAAATTTGAAGTATTATTAGACATGCTGCACCTCCTTACAGGTGTGGTAGCCCTGGGTGTTTACAGCACGCCAGGGCATTCTTTTGAGGTTCATATATTGTACCTCAAAATCACCGTTCCGCAATCGCGCGGCGCAGGTCGGTGGGCGTCATGGTGTCAATGTCTGTCATGCGTCCACCTCTCGATGGCTTCGGCCAGGTCCAGGTTCAACGCGCGAGCGGCAGCTTGTACCAAGTCTTCGAGCCGCGTCAGTTCGGAGAGGATCGCTTGTGATTCCTCTGGCGACAGATTGGCATAGATGGTGTCTACATCGCCAACCATTGATGCTGAAATGCGCAGTGTTGAGCGTGCTGATTTCAGGTATGCTTCGTGTGCAGTCATCCCTCACCGTCCGTGTCATCGCCGCACGTGCATTCCGCGAGTGTCTTCCCACAGTCGGGGCAGGTGAGCACCGCGAGCAAGTCGGGCGAGAATTGCAACTCGCCGCCCCCCATGAACGGGATGCCGTCGTACTCATTCATGGATACGATCTGCTCTCGCAGCCGCGCATTCTCCGCCAGCAGCGCGGGTATGTCGGTACGGGCGGCGGCGATGAACTCGGCGTTCTGCTCCCCCGCTGCCATCCAGGGGCGCACCGAGCAAACATCTATCGGATGCGTCTCTGAGATCACCAACCTGTGATCGGGGTGCGCTTCGTCTATTCGTACATACCACGGCCCCGGCGTTGCGCCTCACACCGCGCTTTGATCGCGTCAAGCTCCTGTTGGTTCATTGGTGTCTTCCTCCATATATTCGTACTGGTTATCGGCGGCGGTTGCGGGCTAGACTTCGAACAGTCGCGGTTGTTTTTCCTCACACTTGCACGATCCGAAATCTTCCATGGCCCGTTCGCTGGCTACGCGCTCAATTGTCAAGCCGTCGCGTATCCACTTGGAGACCTCACGGCTTACCGTGTCCCTGCGCTTTGGGTTTCGATGATCGCGCCAACCACCACACCACACGAACACCGGGCAATATAGGACATTGCATAATCGTTTTCCATCGTTTCATCCTCCATCTAGGGGCGACTCGCGCTGCCCCGCTAGTGTAGTACACTCTAGCTACGGGGGCGGGTGTCGTCAAGGATGGCCCGCCCTCGTGCTGTGTGGCCCGCAGGCCCGTATGCTCAGACTTGCGGGTCTACGCCGCGTCACTGTTCCACGCGGCCATCACGGCCAGCGCGCACAGCGCCACGAACACCACGGCGATCACCGCCAGCGTTAGCAGTCATACCTGCCTTTTCTTTCATGATCCTCCATAATGAGCGTCACTATATACACAAGCGTGCCAAAAAAGATACCGAAGCCGCAAAACGGCATCACCAACTCAGTCAGAGTCATGACCGCACCGTCCTGCGATAGCGCCGCTCCCTGCACGCTTTGGAGGCCAACTCATACGCCAGCCTCACCCGGTCCCGATAGGCTACCCGCGACCAGTCACGGTGGCTATTACGCATCAGGGTCACGGTGTGAGGCTGCACGTACCGGGTTTCATAGTCCTCGAAAAACACTTCGATCATACCCTCGCGGACCGTCAACACGTAACCAAGACTGCCAGCATGCAGGGGTATTATGCCGTGCAGACTGTACAGCGGGATGGTCGTGCGAATGGTCGCGCCGGGGCGGAGGTCAGCGGTCATGACGCGCCCTCGGTCCCGCTGAAATCACTCAGCGTGGCATTAGGCACCGTGATGTCACTCCCAGCGAAATCCTCTACCTGGTGCGAAAAGGTGAACATTGCATCGAAGGCTCCCCATTCTTCCATAGGCGGGGCGGCTACCGGCTCTCCGGCGTCGTGCGCGGTCGTGCCGTTGCGCGAGTCCTCGAAGACAGCCCATGCCTCATTCCAGCATGTCTGACATAGCGGGTTGTGCGGCAACGCAAAACGCCCGCACCCCTTGGTTGCACACTTCTGCGGACGGTTTCTATTCACTGACATTCTGTAAACTCTCCTCAGACACTAAGTGGTCAAAAATCGGACAATCGACGCGGCGCACAAACACCGCGCTTTGTTTGATTAGATGCGATTACACGGCATATACCATGTAACCCACCAAGAGAATAAATCCCCACCGAACCGGAACTTTTATCGTCACTTCCAACATGGCACTCCACCACGGTTCTGACTTATCATGTGTGTTTGTTTCTGGTGTTGGCTGAAGCGCTGTCGCAACAAGCGCGATCCCGATGGCGGAGCGGATATTTAAAATCGGTGCGGAAAACGTAGGGACAATAAACCATCCCCATAATTCTTTGATTACGTATCCCTCAAGGATGACACCGAATACAATCAGCAGTACGAACCAGACTAAGGCCAATACGCACCCTTCACTAGACATTTTCTTATTCATGACACTCTCTCCGTTTTCACTCGATTCAGACGAATAGTGTTCGACGCGGCGGGCTGGGCTGTAACGTGCCGGGGTGCGAGTCCCGGTCGGACAAAAACAAGAGCTTGTCCGTGTCTCTAACGTGTGACATAAACCCCGCCCGCGTTGCCGTCTACTCGTGCTCGGACTGGGCGACCTCTACGCGCGGCGCTTGCGTAGGGGGCGGCGCTGCTGCGGTTGCGGTCATTTTATGAATCCCTTTTCTGCCATCAGCGCCCGCAGGTTTAGTATTTCCTTCTTGATTTCCTCTTGTTGCTCGATATATTTTATTTGGCTTCCAATCCATTGAAGCCGCGTTGCCGCCTCTTCCTGAATGGCTTCATCGCGCGCTTGGGATACACGCTCAAGCTCCGCCGTTAGCGCGGCGATGTGGTCGAGCAGCACAGGGATGTCCGTGCGGGCGGCGGCGATAAACTCGGCGTCAGGTTTGCTATCCAGTGCATCACTTATATTGCTCATTGACCAGCTTGGGCCGTCAATCTGATACACTGGATCGCGCTCAGCGTCTCCCCAATTGACCCACAAATTCCATTCTTCAAACTTCCACGGTCCCGGCGTTGCCGCCTCACACCGTGCTCTGATTTCGTCAAGCTCCTGGTTATCCATCGGCGCGCTCAACAGTGCCCGCAGTTGGCGGGCGTGTCGTAGTCGGGCGGTAGGGGGGCGGGGGCGGCGGGCACGATGGCGTGCAGTGCATCAAGAATATCTACCGCTGCTTGCCGTCTTCCGGCCTGGTAGCCTCTACCCTGCGGACTAAGTGGCTGTGCTTTTTCATCAACGCCACACTGGGCAGCCCAGTTGATCATGTACTGACATTCCTGCCTAACAGTAGCAAGCATCCCCTGCAACCGGATGCACTCGGCTTCCAGCGCAGTGGTCGTTTCTTGTGCCGCATGAACCATCCCGCGCATGGTTTGAACGTCACCGCGCACGGCGTCCACATATCCTTCTGGCCCCACTTCGCCGTAGGTTAAGGTCGAATAGCACTCGCCTGCGGGAAGCGTTATCTGGTACACATCCAGTATCCATTGCACATCGTTCAAAAAGGCAAGCAGTCTGTGTTTCATCACATCATCCTCCTGGGCGGCGCGTGGCCGCCCTCGTGTCTGCGTCGTTAGTCGGGATCAAGCCACGCGCTGAGGTCAGTCGGGATCGTCGCGCTCGGTTCCAGCACAATATCGCCGGGCATAAACGGATCGCGCCCGTCACTCTTGAGCACCTTTTCATACGCTTTGGCGTCAAGCGTGATCAGGTCGGGGCGTTTTTCTTCCGCCCACACCCGCGCCGCCGCAAGGTCGTATTGCGCGCGCTTATTCTCACGGATACCCACGCCGCCGCCGAGCTTCTTTTGCCCGGTCGCCAGAAATTCAGCGATGGCCTGCGCTCGAATGGCGGATTCGAGCTGTTTCAGGTCTTCGGCGCGAGTGGCAACCACAGCAATCAGTTCAGCGTTCTCTCCTTCGAAGCAGGCGCGGCGGTCGTTCAAAACGCCCTGCGTGGCTTCGTATATCGCGCGGCTGAACGCATACTGGCGTACTTTGGTTTCCAGGTCGGTTTGTTTAATTTCGTTCATTGTTTCTCCCTCATTCCTCATTCTCTGCGTGATGGATGCGTAGCCCCGGCCCCGTGCGTCTACAGGTCCAGCGCCCCGGCGGGATCGCTGGCGTCGAACATCTCGGCGGGCTGTTCCGTGCCGAGGCGTTGCACCTTCGCTGCGCAATCATCGCACAACCGCGAGTCCACCGGGTTGATCGTGCGCTGGCCGCCGCACTCAACACATTCCTGAGCCAGCGTGTCAACCATGAGCCAAAACACGGTCTCGTCTTGCACGTCTGTCAGGTGTTCCACGCCCAACCGCGCCTTGAGTGTTTCATACGACACGGCTACTTCCTTCAACTTTGCGTGGATTTTCCTGCGTTCCTTGTCAACGACGGTCGCTCCCCACGGAGCAGGGGCAGGGGCGGTGTCAATAACTTCGCCGTCTTCGGTGATGGCAACGTCGGGAGCGTTGTTGAACTGGTTCAGGAGCGCGATCTGCTCGACCACGATCTTGAATTCGTCAGGGGTAATGGACGTTCGCCGCCAGTCGGTGATCATCAGGCGGTTATTTATCTGATCGTCCGTGACGCCCAACTCCGCGCGGTAGGACTCGGCGCGTTTGATCGCATCAGGCGTGAGCCACTCGGCAGGTTCTGCGGGTGAAGATTGCCCGTTGATAATCATGGGCGGCGTGTCGCCTTCAAAGACGTATTCGCCCTCTACCACGTCACCGCCCACGATGTGGGGCAGGTTGATCGTGAGGTCTGCGAATTTGTAGTACAGGTCGCGCCGGGCGCGTTTCTCCGCTACCCATGCCCCATCTCGCCCGTTGGGGATGTCGTTGGCGATGCGCTTGACCGGGTGTTTGCCGTTCACCTTCGGGGCGTCCCAGTCTACGCCGTCTTTCATCGCTGCCCACCAACCAAACCCGGTTTTGGGTTCATAGCCGATTCCGGCGGCGCGACACTTTATCGCCTGGTCCAATTCGTGGCCTTCGACCACGTAAGCAATGGAACCGTCTTCGATATCCTGATCCGAAATTCCGCGCGCTTTCATTTCATCCACCGTGAGGCGGCGAACCTTTTCCATCAGCGGTTTGGAGCGGATGATCAGCGCCTTGTAATCGGGCATAACTGTGAGGATTTCTTTTTCTTCCCATTGCCCGGTCACATCGTTTTTGGTTTTCTTTTTGTTGATCCAGGCGTGCAGGTAAAACTCTGGCGTCAACCCGGTCAGCAATCCAACCATCGCCACATAGCGTTGGTGCGCCGGTTTCAGCCCGTCAAACTTTGGGCAGAGCGCGACCTGCATCGTCATCTCTTGCAAGACCTGCTCATTACCGTACAGGGACACGCGGCGATCAATCGTCGCCACTTCATTCCGTTGCCGTGCGGTTGCCATAATACTGCTCTCCATATCCGCTAATTTGGTTTTCAATTGGTTGAGTTCTGACTCATACTCGTGTCGCATTTTGAGCGCCCACACGGGCCACTCGGCGGGCGGTTGGTCGTCGCGCCGTGGCGTTGCGGTTGTGGTCACGCTTCCGGGGCCGCTAATGCGGCGGCTCTCGCGGGGTGTCTGCTCAAGTGCCATGACTTACCTCACTTGTCTCTATGGCCGTTGAGGGCCATGTATCGGTCATAGGGCGTTTGCCGTGCGCGTGGTGTGCTACTCATCAGCGCCCAGTGATCCACGGCGTGTTTATAGCATCGGACACCGGCGCGGCGCTTGGCCTCACGGAACGCAGCAGCTTTGGACATCCCGCCGCCTTCGAACCAAACCCCGCCAATCGTGATCGCCACGCGGTGCGACTGATAGCCGAAGGCGGTTGTCTGGATGGTGCCCCATCGCCCCGTCATATCTGCCACCCTTGGAGCAGGCCCAGGCTCCTGCACATCACGGCCCCATTCAGCGCAGCAGTCAACCACGCTTCCAGGTCGCCGTCGCGGGCGTGGGTGACGGCGTTCGTCGGGCGCGTGTTGCCGCGCTCCTGCAAACGCACGGTATCGGTGTCCCAATCCATCACGACTCCGCACTCCGAAAACGCGGCGCGCATTTGTTGAAGGTCAGCGGTACAAAGTTCATTGGCGTCCATAATATAGTCTCCTAGTTATCAAAATTCAGAACGGGGCGGGGGCGTCATACACCGGCACCAACGCCGGGTCGTCGGATAGGCGGTCGGGTACGTCTTCGGTCGCTGTGACCGCGCTGACCACTGGGGCCGCCTTCTGTGCCAGGGCGTGCAGCCGATGGTACAGCAGGCACGCGCCGGGTGTGTTGGGGCCGCGCTGCATGACCTGCCGGGCGAGCGTGATCAGGCGGGCGAGCTCATCAGCGTCGATGGTGATGTGGCTCACGCTTCCACCTCCACAAACTCGCCGCCGCGCACGTCGTGCAGTTGCGCGGAGTAGTCGGCGTACAGCGGGGCGCGTTTGGCTTCGTAGTCGGCGTCCAGCGTGTCGCGTTTGGCTTCGTAGTCGGCGTCCAGCGTGTCGCGTGCGGACTGCCACGCCTCGATGATTGGCCCGGCCTGCTGCGCGACTTCGCGCACACGGTTGTCAATCGTCTCGCGCAGGCGTTCAGCCCACGCGGGGATGGCCATCTGGTCGAGCGTTACCGCCTCATACGGAGGCTTACACTCGGTGCGCAGCCAGTGCGCCAGGGCGGGATCGCCTTGGTCGTCAAGGCTCAGTGCGGCAATAAGCGGCTCGTGGTGCATCGTCAGACCGTGATACACCGTGATTTCGTCGGTCAGCGGGTCATGCTGTACAGTACTTGAATGATTGTTGCACATCTCTCATGTCTCCTGTGCCCCCAACGGGGCTATTATTTTACGCGGTCAGAATTACGCGATCACGACCGGCACCAACGTCGCCAACAGCGCGATCACCATCACCGTCCACCGCAGCAGCCATTCGCCGCGCTTGACGCCCGCTGATGGTACGTAGTGTAGTACCAGCGCGTTATGATCGTGCGCCCACTCTGCGAGCGTGGCCTGTTCATTGCGCGTGAGCGTGCAGTCCGGCGAGCGCAGCCACGCGTCGAGCGCGGCGGTGTCGATGCCGTCGGTGACGGGGTCACGAAACGGGGTCAGGGTGATCTCTGCGTAGCGGGTGTTAAACATGGTGCGTGCCTCCTGCCCCGGCGACGGGGCTGATGCTCTCAACTCTATGCCTTTATTATAAACCCTATCTAGCAAGATGTCAATAGGCAAACTTGCCATACTGCCCCCTAATTGTTAGGGTATCGACTTCGCAGCAGTTGCATTCCCTGAGATCTGCCATAATTTTTGCTGTTCGCTATGTACTTGTCATTCCGTAGAGGTGCACCGTGGTTGTGCAGTTTCACAATCCAGAATCGTTCTCGCTGGTGGGCCTGTTGGTATGGCACTGTCTCAATAACAACTAACACTGGCCGCAGCCTCGCTTCTAATAATTCGCGTATCCACAGCGCCAGCTTTGGGCTTGCAACATACGGTTTTTTAACGCACATGTGGCTTATCATCCGCCCCTTGGGATTAATAGTAACCCCCACATAACAAATTCTGCTGTCGCGCGGATCGACCAATGCATAGATAGTATGAGGTTTTGTCAGCAGGTTGTGCCGTCGGGTGTCAATTCCTTGTTGTATTGACGCGCTTGATCTTGTAGTCATTTCTCATTTCCTTTATGATTTGTCTTATTTTATCACCAAACAAGCAAGATGGCAAACAGACACGACGGCGTATTGACAATCAGAACGGGATAGTTTAAAATTGTTTACAGGTAGAAAGGAGACGCCACATGGGCGATGAATTGAGTTTTCGCGTTAGTTTCAGGCTCAATGGAAAGGCTGCACGAGCGTTCCTTGAGGAACAAAGCCGTATCTTGCGCCTGACAGGTTCAGCAGTACAGTCAGCCAAATCAACCCTCGGTGAAGCGGCTGCAATTGAATTTCTCAACAGGCGCGGTTATGACGTGCCGAAGTCCAGTACGAACTGGGGCGGTCGCCGCGAGGAACCCGAAACCGTCACCGTTCAGCAGGAGGTGCAGGCATGAAGCACATCGTTCCGCTCGTGATCGTGGTCGTCATGGCACTCGCCCCCGTGCGCGCGCCCAAGTCGCTGCCACCCGGCCCGCCCGACAGTGGCTGCGGCGGCATGGTTGACACGCCCGCGTGCGGGTACGCGGGGCCGTAAATTGACATGCCCCCTGGCCCTGGCGGGTGTCCGCGTCAGAACACTGTCGGGCGGTTCGTGGTCTGCGCCGATGAGCCTGGCGAGTACGGACCAAAATAACGGACGGCTCCACGATACGCCGTCCGAGCGGGTTCGATCCCCGCAGGGGGCAGCATACCAGTAGGGGGTGCGGTGACGAAAAGAGGATTAAGCCCGCACACACGATAGGCCCTTCACTCCCAGGAGTGGTCCCGTCCTGGCACAAAATGAGAGAAACGGGACACATGGATCGGCGGCGTGGTGGGAACACGCGCAGCAAGTTAACCGCTTGCGAATTCGGTAGCTCAGCGGATAGAGCAGGGAATCGCAGACCCGAATGGTAATCGGGCAGTCGTTTCCACGCGCGGGTTCGACTCCGGCCCCGATCCACAGTGCTATCGCCGGGGCGTGGTGGGACCGGCAGCCGACTAGGATCGCAACCTGGCCGAGGAATGTGGGAAGCTGCTCGCGATAGCACACCCCGCGCCGCAGGGGGCATCTGCGGCACACACTCAGGAGAGGGAGAGGGTACAGAAATGGACCAACCAGGAGACGTTGTATATAGCGATTCGGCTGCTGTTCTGGCGCGCGCGCTGGTGGACCTGCGTGATCGCGTCATTCAGAAGACGCGCATACAGTTCAACAACCGCGTGGCCGCGATGGACCAGGAGCGCGACTCAGACGTTCATCAGGCTTTGATCCTCAAGTGGCACGCGCACTTTGAAGACCTCGAAAAAGCCCTGGACGCGGACATCGCCACCATTGCCGAATCCCTACCCATCGTGCAGGAGATGACCGCTGTCAAGGGCATTGGTACCATGTTGGCGGTCAAGGTGGCGGCGCTCATTGATATTGAGCGGGCAGATACCGTCTCGGCACTGTGGAAGTACGCCGGATATGGTGTGACCGAAGGGGCACGGGACCGCCTCGAAAAGGGCGAGAAAGCGCCCTACAACATCCGCCTGAAAACGACCTGTTTTCTGGTGGGCGAAAGTTTCATCAAGTGCAATTCGCCCTATCGCCGCATATACGATGAGGCCAAAGCGTTTTATGAAACAGCTCATCCCGACTGGACTCCGGGTCACCGGCACAATGCCGCACGCCGGAAGATGATCAAGTTGTGGCTGTCTCATCTATGGGTGATCTGGCGCACGTTGGAAGGGTTGCCAGTCAGTGATCCCTACATCATCGCGGGGGATAACAACCATCACCGGTACATTGGCCCTGAGCAGTTCGGCTGGGGTTAAGCCATGCTATCGGAGTAACCCAGCACTAATAAGCGAGCCGTGGAAAAAAAGGAACCCATTCTTCGGAAGCGAGCCATGTTGACAGAGTAACCCATATATAGGAAGCGAGCCAGTTTCCTTAAGTAACCCAACCCGAATAAGCGAGCCGCAGTCTATAAGGAACCCATCATTCAGAAGCGAGCCGAAGATACCAGAGCAACCCATAGAATCCGAGCGAGCCAACGGATACAAGAAGCCCAGTGACAGTAGAGCGCATGACAGCACACCCCCAGGGGGACGCGATGATCGACTACCTTGACACCGTGCAGCACATGGACGCGCTCGACCTCCTGCGTAGTCTGCCGGACGCGAGCGTGGATATGATTTTCACTGACCCGCCTTACGGCCACAACAACAACAACGGCGATCTTATTCAGCGCCGGGAACTGGCACTTGGAAAAGAAAAAGCAGTCCGTGAGTCTCGGCCAATACTGAACGATGGACCAGAAGCCAACGATCTGTTTTATCGGTTTTTGGGGGAAGCACAACGGGTGTTAAAACCGGGAGCCTGCTGCTGCTGCTGCTGCTGCGGCGGCGGCGGCCCCGATCCACAATTCGCACGGTGGACTCTGTGGATGGATGAAGTTATCGGATTTAAGCAGGCTGTAGTGTGGGACAAAGGGCCAATGGGGATGGGGTGGCATTATCGCCGCAGTTATGAGTTTGTCCTGGTAGCGCAAAAACCCGGCGCGGCATGTAAATGGTATGACGTCACCCGCGCGATTGAAAACATTATCCGACCCGGCAACGGGGCGTCGAAACAAATACCAGCCGAAAGCGATCATCCTACAAAGAAGCCGGTGGGGTTGGCAATGTGGTTTATCAGGTTGCACAGCCAACCCGGAGATATTGTATGCGATCCGTTTGCGGGCGGCGGTTCTACGCTAAAAGCGGCTCGATTGTTAGGGCGAAGGTTTATCGGGGCAGACTTGGACTTGTATTGGGTTGATTACACCCGCCGCGAATTACAGCAACCGTACACACCGCCGCTGTTCGACCTCGACGCGCCCGCGCCACCCGCCGCCGCGCAGCTGCCGCTCATGGGCGAGGGGGACGCGCCATGAGCCGATCACTGGTATGGGAAGTAGCGATCCTCAAAGCGGCCACGAAGGTGCTGACTCTCGACATTACGCGCAACGTTCTGTGGAATATGGCACGGTTCGATCACGGCTTGGTGAACCTGGCGCGGATGGCGGATGGTGACGTGCAGGACGCAGAGCGCGCCCTCAAGCACCTGGAAACCATGACGGCGGCGGAATACTACGGGCTGGAAGACGACACGCCCGGCGGCCCTGAGCGTCCATGACTTGCTTGACAGCGCGCCGGGACGCGCTATACTTGGGGGTGTACGGTGATCGTACCGGTGCTGGCCACATCGTGAACATACAAGGGTTAACGGGCGACCAAGAAGGCTCCTGAATTTTGGGAGCGGCTGAACCGACGTGCTTCTTGGCCAGAGATGCATCAGGTCGCCCGCAGCCGCTGCCAAAGTCCAGGAGTTTTGTTGTCTGAGGTGAGCACATGACAACCCCGCCGCCAAGTGTATCCCACCAGCGAGAGTCATCCCTTCGCGCTATTCGAGCCGGACTAGACACGGCAGGCTTCCGGCATAGCCACCTGACCGATAATCAACTAAACGAGGTGATCGGGACGATGTGTTTCAACATTTTGATGCAGGGTGCAGATGTCTATGACTGGCAGCAATGGGTAACGGAGATGCGCGCGCGGCTCGACAAGGACGGTGCGGCATGAAAGCGCCAAGCGAACGACATCTTGAGGATTACATCTGGGAACACCCCGAAGCGTTGGGAACGATTAACCTTCCGCCCGAATACGGTGAAGATTGTGCTATGTATTCTTTTGTGCTACGACAGTTCCACTTGCCGTCTGGCATTGTAGACCTTATCGGGTTTGATTACCGCATGGTAATTTTTGAGCTTAAGAAAAACGTAGTCACTGCACAGGCATTAACTCAGCTCATGCGTTATATGCGCGATCTGCAACGCATTGTCGATCGCCTACTTATGACCTTGATGGAGTCACAAGTAACTGAGCCGTGGGCACGCTTACATTTCGATGTGAATCGCATTGGACCCAACCCCCTCTTAGCGGGCACGCTGATTGGACACGACATTGAAGACAACAATCTTTTGATCGCCTGCCAAGCCTGTAACGTCGACGTGTATTTATACGAATACGAGAATGGCGTGTATACCTTTGAAGACATCAGTCTTAACACTATTATGGGAATGGATGTATATGACAGTGTTTGCCGACTTGCGGCAGGCGAGATTGGCAAGGCGTTCTTTGATCACTTCCGACAAGATATCGAAGATCATCCAGCACGAGACGTACAAGTGCAGCGAGCCATGTTCTCTGTACTTAAAGCGGCAGAAGCTCATCTTAAAGAGCGTGACGAGATCACAGGCGGTGCAGTATGAGTGAAGAACGTCTTATTACGGTTCCAGACAACGCGCGTGGGTTTTACATCCCGCAAGAATACCTGGATATTTGTATTCAAGAACGAGCGCGCAAAATATCCAAGGGCCAAAACAAAGGACAAATATCTACTTACCAAGAACAAGACGATGCAGCGGCGGCCATCTTGCGCATCTTGGAGCGGTGGACTGTCTGGAAAATGAAGCAGTCTAGCAAGGCCCAACCAGACGATCTGTGGATATTCCTTTCACAATCGATGCTGCAAGAGTGGGAACTGCTTAATGCCTACGGCGAGAGTAGGATCGCCAAAGGATGTGAGTTGTTAGTAGAGCGAGGGTTTGTTGAACGTCGCCGCAATCCAGTGGCATCTAAGCGATGGGATCGAACATTTCAATACCGGTTTATGACCGACAACGTACAAGAAGCCGTAAACAATCTTCGCCCATACCTTAATATTAAGGAATGGATAGTTCAATATCAAGGAATGCATTCCTCAATATCAATGGATCGAAACTTTAATATTGAGGAAGCAATACCACAGATACCTTCACAGGAGTCTGCACAGATACCAGAACAACAATCTTCTGCGCCTAGTGGCGCGGCGCAGGTTGAAACCCCTGCCAAAGAGATATCCCCCTTCAAGGAAATGCAGACATCCGTGGTCGAGTTGCTATTCAATGGAAACTGGACACAAGGTGATCGCGCGGGAGCAATCGCTCACATGCTGCTAGGTACATCCAACGAGCCAGCTTTCAAGAAATACAACCTTGAGAAAGCGACAACGCCGAATGAATTTCAGCGCGTTGTCGAAGCGTATCCACCAGACCTGACATTTCCAAGAGGCGCAGCGAAGATCAATCAGGCGGTATACGACTACCGCCAACAACCAGAGGGTGAGGCGCAGCGTAAAACGACTGAACCGTCATCCGATCCAGAATACGAGCGCCTGACAACCTATAACCCAATCTTCGATACCATGACGTTTGAGGAAATCCGCGCCTTTAAGGATAACCAGATGCTCGAAAATCTAGAGCGGGTGTTGGGTGGGGGTGCGTCATGACTGACAACCCGCGCCGTGTGGAAATCTTGACGCAGTTCAAACAGCAGATCGAGGCCCCAACGTGGCCGGAAGATACCGACGCTGAAGAGGCATTGATC